GTGTATATTCAGTTATAGCAATGACATATGATAAAAAGAATATGAATACATTACTTATTAAAGAACAATGTGCTGAATATAATAAAGATACAGGTGAATTTATTATTCACAACTTATTAAAAAAGGATAAACAAAATGAAAACTAAAATTATTACTTATACACCAGAAAATATAATTGGAGAAAGTGCAAAAATTTGTTATGCAAGCAAACTTATTGAAGATGGAGGTAAAGATATTACCAATCAATTGGTTCATGGATATGGACATCTTGCAGTACTTAGATTTGCATTTGTAGTAGTAGATATTAAAAACATATCAAGAGCATGTTCAGATCAAGTAGTTAGATCCAAACATTTAGATTTCTTAGTTCAATCTATGAGATATGTATCTGCAAATAAAATGCAATTTATTATGCCTGAAGGATTGGATCCAAATCAACAAGAGTTAATGAAAGAATCTTGGGATCAAGCTATTAAAACATATGAAGAACTAATCAATAATAAAGTAAAAAAAGAAGATGCTAGAGCAGTTCTCCCTATGAATACTTCAACTAATATGAGAGTTTCAGGTAACTTACAAGCATGGATGGATTTTTTTAAACTAAGATTAACATCTCATGCTCAATATGAAATTAGGGAATTAGCAAAAGATTTATATAGTAAGTTTGCTCAACTATATCCACAAGTATTTACAGAAAAACTATATGATAATTTAACTAAAGAATAAATAATGAACAATAAAATAGAATTCTGTAAAACAGACTTGCAACAAATAACAAATGAAAAAAAAGCAAATTCAATTTGTAATGGATTAGCAAAATCAATTAATTACAAACTACAAAGAAATGGATCTTCTTTTCATCAAGTAAGATATTTTAATCTAGATGATGCTATTACTTATTTTATGAAACCTTTGGATCCAAAAAATATGAAATATAAAAAAAATAGAAAATATACATTAAGTATTTTATTTAAATTAAAAGAGGATCTTACACATGAATAATTTAGAACTATATGAAACAATATTAAATGAAATTGAAACAGACATAAAAAATAGATTACAAATATTAGCAAATACAAATACTCCCCAAGAATTAATATTAAAACCTGAATTACTTAATTTACTTAGTAAATATAAAATTGAAAAAGAAACAATGTAATAATGGAAGATATAAAATTTAAAATTTGAGATAAAAATAATCGGAAATTTTTACGAAAATAAGGAGCTGTTAGATGACTAGAAAAGAAGCATTAACTGTAAAAACTAAAATAATTGCAAGTACAGATGCAAGTAGGAATGGTTTAGTAGAGAACATTGTAACTACTCCAGAAGTAGAATTTTTAATAAACAAGATTTATGATGATTTTGAAAAAGAAAAAATTTGCAATGGGTGTATCCATGAGCCAAAAGCAAATGAAAATTATCCTGAAGAGTGTGGAGTTTGTAGCAGATTTTATGCTGATGAATTTGAAAAAGAATAAAATGAATTTAGATATTTCATATTGTGGGCAACGGAACCAATTAGATATATGTAATGATTGTAAAAGAAATTTTAAATTATTACTAAATAAAAAATTAAATAAACCTATCACCATGACAGTGTTTACACCTAATTTAACACCAAAACAAAATTGTAAAGGATATTTAAAATGAATGAAGAACAATTAAGTGAAGCAGAAGAAATATTAAAAGATAGATCCAATCAATATGGTTCTTATAATATATTTACATTAGAAATGCTTCATATAATGAATATGTTAAGAAATAGAAGAAGGCGAACTCAACTAAATGAAAAAAAAGATGAATTAGATATTGAAGATATTGATAACTTCTTCTTGGTTCTAAAAATACTAAGAAAAGAAACATCAGAAGATAAAGATAGCATAATTGATTTAGAAAATTATGCAAAATTGATTAAAGAAGCAAGATATTAAAATTACGTGCTAAGTATCCACGTTAAAAGACTTAATAAAATATTACGAATTAGATTTTTCAGCTAAAAAAGTAGATATATTTTATATATCTTTTTTCGTAATATTTAATTGCTCTTGATCAAGAACAAATAAAAAGGAGACATATATGGCTATTTTAAATACATTATATGTAGATGATTTAAATGAATACGAAATTGAAGATGATGTTCAAATAGTATTTAAAGAAGATGCAGAAGCATACGCAACAAGTGTCGCAGAAGAAGCGATTAATGAATATGTAAGATATACAAAACAAAACACAAAGGAAAATGAAATGCAAAAAACAATCGATAGAGTTTCAGAAGAAACAAAACTTAACGGAAAAATTGTAACAGGAGAAATTCTGCTTCAAAATATTGAAACATTAGTAGAAAATGTAATCTTATCAAGATTATCTTGGTGGCAAAAACTCACTATGTCCAATAAACGAAAAGAACAACTTGTTACAGTAGGGGTTTATGTATTAACTCAAGTAATTAGAAATGGAGTCTTTGGATATAAAATTGAACATCCTTCAATTGATTATATTTCATTAGCATCTAATAAGAAAATTATGATGGAACTTGTAAAATTAACAGGTATTGATACAGATATCATTAAAACATTATTAGTTAAACCATCAATTGTTAAGGAGTAAAATATGGCAGAAGAAACATTAGCTCAAAAAATTGCAGCAAAAATTGCAGGTAAAGATACTACTACAAATAGTTCAGTTAGCATTAGTGATAGTGCATCATTAAAAACAACTTCACAATCAGGAAGTTAGTTTATAGATCCAATCTAAAAAGGTTGGATCTAATAAGTTAATAAAATAGGAAAATATAATGGAAACAGAAAATACAGAAAAAGAAGTAATTTGGTCAAATGTTAGAAATAAAAAAGTTAATTTTGTAAATAAATATTTAGCGGATCAGATTAGAACCAGATATGCAATGTTTGATAGACCATCAAATGGTAAATCAAATGTAGTTATTGATTCATTCGTACCTAGAATATTAGTTGCAGGAAAAATGAACGATGTTTATATAAATGATATTGCTAATTTGCCAAAAACATCAGTAGCAATTCACCCAATGTTTGCAAATATGTTTGGTGTTAAACAAATGGAAATTGAACAATTATGTAGAATATTAGGATATTCAAAAAAAGATCTAAAAGCATTAATGACAAATGTAAAAAGAAAAGAATGGGATATTACATTTGTAGGTGCAGGTGGTTCTGTAGCAAATACAGTAATTTGGTTATCAGAAATAGCAAAAATGACAAACACTATTAATTTATTTAAAAATATCAATATATTTGAAAAAGAACAATATGATATTTCAAATTTATTAAGAATTCCAAAAGATATGAATAAAATTATATCAAGAAATCATGCATATAAAATTAATGGAATTAAAAATGAATTAAAATATCTATCAAGAAATAAAATAAATATTAATAGTTTTTATTTAAGTAAATTTAATATTTATATGGATCAAGAATATTTCAAACAAATAAATATAAAAAGAAAATATGATAATTATGGATATACAATAAGAGATGAATATGCACAACCTAAAATTGAAGTTGAACATATAAAAAATAAACATATTTTTTATGGTGCTCCTAATATTGAAACAAGAGAAATGCTAGTTGATAATAATCTTAGATTTTTATCAGCAACTCATGGAGGAAATGATTTTTCTTTAATTTTAAATCCAACTCAAGATTCAGATCTTCAAGTAGAATCTTATGGAATTATTCAATTAAGTCAATTTTTTATGAATCAATTGCATATGGCAATTAAATTCTTAGAATTCTTAGCTGAAGAAAATGATTTAGATGAAAAAAATAGAATTGTAGCTAAGGGAAGTTTTAATGGTGAAAGTAAATTACCTACAGATAGAAAATATTCATTTCAAATGGAATTTAATGGATTAATGATGGATGAAAATCAAGTTAATAATATTCAAGAACAAGGAGAATAAATGTATTTCATAAATAATAAAACAATGTTTCAATATACATTAGAACATACACAAGAAGAATTTAAAAATACTATGGATCCAACAGACTTAATTGATAATATAAACGAATTTATAAAAGATGGATCTCCGTTAATTAGAATTGGAGCAAAAAGTGAAGCTTTAAAAAATTTAATTGAAAATAGAGAACAAATAGTTACAAAAGAATATACATCTGAAATGCACTTATCAGATATATTGTTTGATGAAGTAACTAATAATATTATTACAATTACAAATATTAAAAGTTATAAAAAAGCAATCAATTTAATTAATGAAATAATCGATGAAATAGAAGAATTATTTTATGGAGCATTATTAATTGATAATGATAAGAATATCATTAATCCTATTCATCCAGTAACAGCAATGCTTTTATCAGATAAAGATAAATATCCAGAATGGCATAATCAAGAATATAAAATAGTAATTTATATATATAGCACACAAGAAAGTTTAGATAAATGTAAAAAAGAATATCAATCAGAAACAGCAGATTTAGAATTAATAGAAAATAATATTAATAATATTATTAAATTATCATCAAGTCAAATACATTCAGACATTAAAATTATCAATGCTAGCTTTAATAATGGTTTAGCAAATATTGAATATAAAGTAAAAAAAGATAAATCAGAAGATTCTAGTTATGAATTATATCTATCAGCCCATCAAATACTTACAAAAGGTATTGTTATGCCTTATTATGGAACATCAGTTATTAAACTTAATGGAGAAGCTTTAGGACAGCATATAACACCAATGATTTCTTGTAATATAGCATGGAGTAAACATAATAAAGATTGGCATAGTGTATGTACAGGAAACTTATCTAATTCAACATTAAAAGGTTTAAGAACATTAAATCATGCTAACTTATTGTCTCCATATAATAAAAAAATTATTGCTTCAGGAGCTTTAGAATATGCAAAAATGTGTATTAAAAAATCATTAGAAATTTATAAAATAGCAGAAATCTTAGAGGAAAAACAAAATGAAGAAAAAACAAACAATTAAAATGACAATTCCAACAAAATCAAAAATTAAAATTACAGATAAAACAGTTGGATCCAATTTAGGTATATTATTAGTAAATGATGAAGATATTAATAATATTAGAAAAAATACTGGTTCATTAGCAAAACAAAACGAATATCAAGTACATTACTGGTCATTAATTATTAGATTTAAATATGCAGATAATTCTTTTATGGATTTATCAATTCCTACAGTATTTTATAACTATAAACAAGAAGTATCATCAGGTCGTATTGATTTTAATTTAAATGATACAGATGATACAAGTAAACAATTAGAACCACTACATAATAGTAAAGTAAATGAATTATTAGAAAGTAAATCATTTTTAAATATGGTTGAAATTATTAAAAATAAATATAATTTTAAAAATTATGAATTTTTATCAAATCATTTACAATCAATACATAAACATCCATGTGATTCAGTGTCAAGGAGATACGATTCCTTTACAGGAACTGATTATGATAAAAATCCAGATAATCCAGGAATTATATTCCCTTTTGGATCTATTAAAGAAAATAGATTAGAACCAAGCTTTGCGTCTATTATTCATAATTCAAGAAGTGGAGCATATATTGCACATTCAGAATACAGAACAGTAAGTATGAAAGACAATAATATTGTTTATGAAAAACAAAAATGTTTAACATATGCATATAAAGAAAATCATGAAATTTCAATGCTATCTAAAATGCTTGGAAATGAAGAAACTTTAGAAGCATATAAACTTGATGATGAAATTACTGATGACGAAGAACAAACTTTAAATATTTCAAATATACTTTATGATTTTATGAAGCAATCTAAATTTAAAGCAGATATTGATTTTATTTTAAAAGATAATGTTTCAGAAAAAGTATATGCATCTACTGTTTTTAAATCTAAAATTAACGGATTATTTGAATTTCCTATCAATAAAACTAAAATAAAAAATGCTCTTCCAACAAGGAATTCAAAAGAATGGAAAGTATTATATGATTATGCTGAAACTATTTATGAAATTAAATTATTAGATTATAATATTATTAACAAAATGTCACAAGACAATAAAAATGTATATTATGAAAAATTATATTTTGAATTAAATAGTGAAAAAGTAAAAGCTACAAATGTACAAAATCTTGATATTATGAAATTACAAAATGAATTTGCTGAATTTATTTATGATGAAATGAAGTTTTACAATGATGATGATAAATTAGATGATGAAGCTTTTATACAAGAAATGGAAGCTTCTTATCAAGGAACCAAACTTAAAGGAGAGTAGATGATTAAATCAATAGAAGTAATTGGATGTGGAGGAGCATTTGATACAGAAATGATAAATTCATCATTTTTAATTAATACATTAAATGAATCAATTTTATTTGATTGTGGATATAATGTATTTACAAAATTAAAAGAATTAGAAAAAGATAGACCAAATATTATAAAAGATATATCTTATGTAATTATTTCACATCTTGATGATGACCATGTAGGATCTTTAAAATCATTTCTATATTATAGATATTTCACTTATGGACTAACAACTACTATAATTGGGCGAGAAAATACATTAAAATTTCTTGATGGAATTAATAAAAAAATGGAAGGATTCAGATTTGTTGAAGCTAATATTTACAAAACAAATATTGTTTATAATGAATCATTTTTCAATATAGATAAATTAGATAATATATCTTTTAAATCAATTTCAGGTATTCATCATATAGAAACAAGCGGAATTCTAATTAGAGATAGTGAAAAAATAATATTAATTTCTGGAGATACAAAAAGTACATGTAATTTTTCAAATAATATAAAAAAAAATTCTGAAATAATGAAAGTACCATTTGGTGCAAATGCTTTAATATTTCATGATTATTCACCATGGAATGCACCATCTAGAAATGTTCATGCAACTGATAATTGTATGGAATCTGAATATCCAGAATGGTTTAGAAACAAAATGATTAAATACCATTTTTCAACTTGCGACATTGAAGGAAATATATATAAATTTAATTCAAAAGAAAAAAAATGGTATTTAGAAAACGCATAAACAATAAAAGGAAATTAGATGAGAATATATCAACTTAAATATTTAGTAGATAAACTACAAGCATTAAAAGCTTTAGGAGGTAGTAGTTATACTAAAGCAGAAAAACTATTGCATACAGAAGCTACTACAAAGAATATTGAATTATGCATGAAAGAAATACAACATGAAATCAACAAACAACAACTTAAAAATAATAAGTAAATATTTTGCTTTATTACAAAAACAAAAAAGGATAGATATATGGATCTCAAAGAGAAACTAATTACAACAATGCTAGATGCAACTAAATATACTGGATCCACAGAAAAAGAAACAAAAAAGATTAGTGCTTCATCATTTGATTCAGAACCAATGCAACTATATCTTAGATATAAATATGGAGACCAGGATAATAATAAAGACTTTACAGCTTCTACCGCTGGATCATTATTACAACTTGGTGTAGATTCAATCTTTGGTTCTATGAATGATTTTAAGATAGCCACAAGAGTTGAAAAAGTTTTACCCAATGGATTTGTTGTATCAGGAGAAACAGACCTTATATCAGAAGAATATAAAGCAATTATTGATTTTAAATTGTTAGCTGGTGCAGGATTTAAGAAAGTATTATCGAGAGATTCATATGTATCAAACATGAGTATTTATAATTGGTTATTTGATAATAAATATCCTAATTCATATTTATTTGCAATCAATAAAGCTGGTTCTTCAGTAAGAGGAAATCAATATGCTTTTATTGATTATACAGATTGTATTTGGAATTATGATGAAGTAGAAGAAATATTAATTGATAAAACAAACGAGATCCAACATATGATAGATCATCCAGAAGATATTCCTGAATGTAATGTATTTGAATATGGTAAAAGCAAAACAGGGGTTCCAAATAAATGTGAATATTATTGTTCATTTAAAAATGTATGCCCTGATTATAAAAAGAGAATGGAAAAGAATAATTATCATGCATTAAAGGCATTAATTTAAAGAATGTCATAAACAAGAACATGAAGAATAAAATATAAAGGAAAAACATGAGCTATGGAAGTGAAATATTTATAAAAGTAAATTTAAAACATAAAGATAAATTAAATCAAATTTTAAAAGAAAATGATTTATCAGATTATTTTAAAACTACAAATGATAAAAATTATTATTATGCATATAGAATTTGGTTAAAATTTCATGAAGAATATAAAGATAAAGATATGGATGCTCTAATTGATTTTATAGAAAATGATAAAGAAAATTCAAAAGCAATGTTGGTAATTGAAGGAGACAATACTGTAATTTATTGGGGAGCATATCGTCAAATTGATTTGTTGGCAATATGTGATATAAATTCTAGAAGTTTTCCAATATTACAATTAAGATAAAAATATAAGGTGGTATAAACCACTTTATACCACAAAGGAGATCCAATGCCATATAAGCATATAGAAAAGAAAATACCTGAAGAATTAGATAGAAGAGTTAAATTAACTAAGTCTCAAAAAGATGAGATTTATTTAATTTATAATTTATACAATGCTTATTCTCAAGGAGAATTATCAAAGATGTATGGTGTATCAAAAAGATTAATTCAATTTATAGTGGATCCAAATAAATTAAAGAAAAACTATCAAAGAAGAGTAGAGAATGGTGGTTCTAAACAATATTATAATAAAGAAAAACATACTTTACAGATACGTGAACATAGAAGATATAAACAAGAATTATATATAAGAGGAAAACTAGAATAATGAATGATACAAGAAAGACACTATTAAACAATGTATTATCAATAGTAAATGAACTTGAAGATGAACAAACAGATATATTTAAATGGATAAATAAACAACTATCTATTGAATCAATATGTTTTGATACTGAAGATAATTTAAATGGAGTTGAAATATTATGCTCATTTGGTGGACCAGATATAAGAGTTTATTGTGGAAGATATAATTCTGTAGAAGGTTGTTGGGGATCAGATACTATAAATAGAACATTTGATGACAATAGATTGTTTGAATATATGGAAGAACTATATAGTAGAAAATAAAAGGAAAATAGAATGAGTATTATATTAAGAGATTATCAAGAGGAAACAGTAAAACAAGTATTTGATGCAGCAGAAGAACTTGAAGCAGACATGGCTTTTGGAGAAATTGAATCAGATACTATAGTTGTTGATGCACCTGTTAGTTTCGGAAAATCAATTGTATTCCTTGAAGCAGCAAAAAGATTAGCTGATAAAGGTGAAAAAGTATTAATAGTAATGCCTATTAAACCATTAATTGAACAATTTGTTAATACAGCAAAAGATATGAATATTGAATTAGGAATTATAGCTGCTGGAATAAAAGATTCACATCCTAATGCAAATATAAAAGTATGTATGCTTCAAACGCTTAAAAATAGAGTAGAAAAAGGGGCTCATGATGAATTTAAAGGATGTTGGATCCTGCAAGATGAGTTACATAAATTTGCTAAAACAGGGACAATTGTATCAATCAAAGATAAATTGGGATATGTAGGCAGAATTGGAATGAGTGGAACTCCATATAATGCTTTTGGATATGCTTTAGAAAATGTATATAAATTAATCAAAACAGTGGAACCAAAAGATTTAATTGCTAATGGAGCTTGGCATCATAATGTAAAATATAGAGTAGCTAATTTTTCTGAAAAGATTGATTTTGATAAGATTAAAATAACATCTTCTGGAGACTTTGACCAAAATCAACTAAATGAGATTATTGAAACAGATGTATATATAAATAATGTAGTTCAAGTAATGATTGATAGAAATCTACAAAATAAAAAAACTTTAGTATTCACTTCATCAATAGATATGGCTGAGCGTTTAAATAAAGCTCTACAAAGCAATTCTTTTTTTTCAGCAGTAATTCACTCGAAACAAAAGAAAAAACATACAGAAGCCCTTGTATCAAGTTTTAGAAATCAATCTAAATACATAGATCCATTCTGCAGAGATGCTGTATTACCAGAATTTGAAAATGATGAATTTATTGTTAAATGTATGATTAATGTGAATATTCTTTCGACTGGCTTTAGTGATGATGATATAGAAGCATTAGTAATTGCTACATCAATAGGAAGTAGGAGTAAAGAAGCTCAGATATGTGGAAGATTGTTTCGCAGTAACAAAGATATAGATGAAAAAGTAATCATTGATTGTGGATCCAATATATCAAGATTTGGTTTTGGATATGATACATTTACTCCTGTGAATAGAACAGAAGATAAAAGATTGGACAAAACTAACTTAGCTAGAGAAAATGCTAAATGGAGTTTACCTTTATTAAGTGAATTCCTTAGTGACGATTTAACCACTGAAATATCAAGAGAATGGTATGACAGTAAATTGGATAATCTTAGGGCTATTGAAAATAGCATTTTTAATGATGACCAAGAAAAAGAATTGGCTCAAAAGAGAACTGGATCTAGCAATAGGGATATAGACCCAGAAGAAGTAAGAATTAAGCACGAACAAGATATGGCTAAAAACATGGCTATGGTTCTAAGAACAACAGATGACTTAGAGCATTTAGCAAAGGCTTATATTTGGTTTTGGATGTATGTAAATGGTTCTCCTATATCTAAAGCAGGACATCCTTATATTCCCAAAATCGAATGGTTCATAGATAAATGGGAAGCAGATATGAACAAATATCCTGAAGTAAGAAACAGATTTATAAAAGCTTTGAAAACAAGAGCTAAGAACATAATCAAAGAAGGAAAGAATATCAATTCTTTATCTTTTTTTACAAATTTTCTATTAACAAATTATGAAAACGAGATCCAACAACAAGATGAATATAAACAATTGCAGTTTGGTTCTGAAGAGAACAATGTAATGGATGAAATTTCAAAAGAAGAATGTCCATTTTAGAATAAAAACAAGGATTTATAATTGAATTCAATTAAAGATAAAATAGAAAAAGCAAAAAGACTTCAAGATTGGGAAACAGTTCGAGAAGAAAAAAAATTATTAGCTGAATCAATGATTCCAGAAAAAGCAAAAAGACTTTATAAAAAAGATTTTAAAGAATATAAAAATTCATTGATTGCTGGATGGTTATGTGATAATCAATGTATTATTTATGGTATTTGTAAGAGTGCTAATTCTTGGCATGATAGCTTAAGTGTACCAAATTATAGTTTATGTGTTACTTGGGAACCAACTATAGAAGAAACAATTACATATTTAGGGAACAATAAACTTGTATCTAAATTTAAAAAAAATAAAATTTTATAAATAAAAAATATTTATTGATATTGTTATTGTAAGATTAGAAGAAAAATACAGAAATAGATAATTACCTGTACAAATGCTAATCAAAAGTTTTCTCTTTATACTGTATGTGAACGAAACATAGACCTCAAATTACTTAGGAATTTACACAAGGAAAAAATAAATGAGTTATTCAGTTAGAATTAACCAAGAAAGATTTACCCCATATGAGGATATAGAAAATTTGACAGAGCAAATGCTCTTAAACAACAATGAGCTTCTTAAAAAAAGTGAACAGTTTTTATATTGGGTTGAAGATATGAGCACGTTAGAGATGGACGAAGATGAAACAATAGAGATGTTCAAAGAAAGTAGTGCTTGTGACGAGCTAGTTAGAGGACTGGAAAGCCCTCTATATTATTGGGATCTTTTATCCTTTGAGCCAAGTGAAGACAGAATAGAGCTTGCATACAAGCTTGCTCCAAATTGTTCTGTTATGTATGTGGAACCATTAGATAGCCACTTCATAGCTTTGACAGGTGGTGGAATGGATATGAACGACACAATAGAGTTAGCTTATTATATACTCCAAGGCTCAAGCCCTATAGAAGCAAGTGGTTTTTATACTATAGGTAAAATTGGAGAAAATGTGTTGAAAAGATGTAGAGAAGAGAAAAAGAGGGTTTATCAATATGAGCTGAATGGTTTTGTTAAAGAAGCAGAAGAGAAACTGTTGACTTGCTCTGAAAAAAAAGGATAAAAGGTGGGAACAAGTAATTTTTGTACAGAAGATGCAAGATGTGTGTACGCAATAGACACATCTTACGAAGATGAGAATGGAGAGCCTGTAAACGATGAGTTTATTGTAGAAGACATGTGTGATAATGTATGGTATGAACTCAAAGATATTGTTAGCAAAACAAACACAATGGACATTTCAGATTCTGTATATAATGGCTATGATTTTTTGCGTAGCTATCCAGGACATAGTTTGGGCGAAATATCCACAAGTATGCACATTGAAGAAATAGATATTGAGGTGGAAGTTATAATTGAAGTGCTTTGCATCAGTGGTTATTATGAAGGAGCTAATCTTGACTATGTTGTGAAGTTTAGAGATGAGTTTGGACAATATTCAGATGATATGGAAAACGCTATCCAAGAATTGATTGATTGTGTAAAGTACGGAGATATTGAGATACCTGAAGGAAAATCAAAAGAGGATATTGTAAATATTATCGAAGAAGCAGAGACAAAATTTAGAGAAAAAGAAGAAGAATTAAGAACAACTGTGGAGAATGTTTTTGGAATGTTCACAGATGCATACAGAGTTTCTGCACGGTTCAGTAATGGTGAAATTATATATGAAAAATGCGAAGACAAGGAAACGGCATGAAAGAGATGGATTTACAGGGCTGTATACAAAAACCGAGTGATTTGAAAGTTTGCAAAAAGTGCAATAGGTTGAATTGGTATGAAAATAAAACATGCATAAGTCAAGATTGTCGTTCCGAAGTATTTTTAGAAGATGAAGACATTATTGTATGTGCAATTGAAGAAGAGTATAGGTTCTATAGAGAAGAGGGCTTTTCAGAAATCGAGGTGGATAATATATTTATAGAGGTGTAGATGTAAAAACAAAAAAGAGTTTTAAAATGAAGGAAAGACATGAAAGTTGGAGATAAAGTGAAATTGAAAGATACCAGAGAGGATGTTGTCATATTAGAAACAGGTGATTGTATTAAACACCAATTTGTAGATAGACCGTGTGATCAAGGGATAAGACTCAGTGTTTCTGATTATGTTAAAGACTTTAAAAGAAAGGAACATGGATGACAATTACACAAAAGCACACAGACAATTTTATAATTACGGATATAATTTTTGGCAAATTTTGTCAAAAAGAATATCTTTATTATTCAAAAGAAGAAGCCACAGAACTTTTTAAAAAAGACTTTAAAGAGTTATATAATCTTCAGAAAGAAGAAGCGCTAGACGCTTTCAAAAACAGCGAAGTAGAGATTATAGCAATTGAACCTTTAACTCCAAATGAAGATATTGTTGCAACAATAGACTATTCAAATGGAAAGTCTGTTGACATAGTGAGCATAGATAAACATCTATTCCTTAAGGATAGTATTGAGTCTGGATTCGAAGCGTATTTATTCAATAGAGACGGAACGGGCGATTATGAGCCTATTGGGTTAACATTTGACAATATGAGTGAAGTAGAAGGGTTTGTAAGCAAAAAACCAGAATGGGATGAGCTGTAAAGAAAAAGCATAGTTGCTAGAAAAAGGAAACAAAAATGGAGAATATATGAAAAATATATTGTTAGGGTTGCTACTTGTAGTTGTCAACATGTACGCTTTATCTGAAGAGCAAAAAGATATAGCAAGATTTGTGTACGAAAAAGGGAAGCCTTTTGATTTGGGCTATACGTTGGTTGCGATTGCTTGGCAAGAGTCTAAACTTGGAAAATACCCAATAAACCTAAGTGATCCTTCTTGTGGAATAATGCATGTGATGCCAAGATTCCTAATAAAAAGGACGAAGATGAAAGATACCTTATGGAATAGAAGTAGGTTATGTGAAAGACTTATTTTAGATAAAGATTTTTCAATAGCTGCAGCAATTCTTGAATTAAAGTATTGGCAAAATTATTGGAAATCTAGGAAGGTAAGCAAAGTGTGGAGTCACATGGTTGCAAGTTATAATCAAGGATTCGCTTGCGATATAAACAGTGCGTATGTTAAAAGCATAAAAAAATACATAAAAAGGCTACGAGGCAATAAAGAAGTATTGGCTATAAAAACAAATAAAAAGGAAAAAAAATGATAGAAGTATTAGTAACTAAAGGTAAAGAAAAAACAGTAACAATTGATCCTACTAGATTAGTTGGGGAGACACTATTGAGTTTAGTATCTGAAAAGGCAAAAAAAGAACTTTCTCCAGAGGACATAGTGTCATTTGATGGCAAAAAAGCAACCTATCGTGACGGAGAGATTATGAAGCTAAGTGTTCCTGAGGAAGATCTGATTAACCAATCAATTACGCAGTGGGTGCAAAAACACCTCAAAAGTAAGGCGAAGTGCACGATCGTCGTTAGCAAACAGCGGGGAAAGTAGTTAAAGTAAAATTGTCAAATTATCTATATGGATTGGCAAAAATAGAAAAAGAGTTTAGAGAAAAAGGACCATCAGAATCTTTGTTTGCAAAAGCAGATACTCTTATGAGAATGTCACCGATAGAAAATCTGATAGACAGTAGAAAATATTTAGGGCGATAAACGCAAAAAAGAAGGAGTAAGAATGAAGCCAATGTTTTTAACGGAGAGAGCTAAACAGGATATTTTAAAAGAGTGGATATTATTCTGTCAAGATGAGAATACTTTTAGAAAAAAAGATGATGAATTTTATATAGAAACAGTAGATAATGCTAAAAAATTCATAAAATATCTTTTGGAAAAAGAGAAGCCATCTATTGAGCTGCAAGCTTTTTATTGGTCTGCGAGGCTTGTAATGGAGGATTTTCATCCAGAACATAAGTTGGAGATGTGTAGCTATGGTTTAGACTCGCCTAGAGATAAATGTTCCAACTGTGCTAGCTATAACATAAAAGGAAACTGCTTTGAAAGCTCAAAAGAAGAAGCGTGGCAGTTAAAAACTTGTAACAGCTGTGGTCATAAATGGAATGAAGTTTATGTGTTTGACTCAATTGAAGATTAAGGAGAGAATCGTGTATTACAAATTAAAAGAAACAGACATTCCGAAAATGTCAAAATTAAACTGGGATGTGCAACTTCAGAGCAATAGTTATATAGAAGTCGACATCACAAATGTTGGTGCAAAAGAGATGCCATATGAGCAAAATGAATCTGAATTAATTTTTCAAGATTATTATATAAAATACCAAGCATATATGTTACACACAGAAGATAAGCCTAAAGTGTATATATGCCCAAGAGATGAAAAACCTACTATAGATAATCTTAAAGAGTTCGATAAAAGTAACTGGTCTGTATGGGGAGTTAAATGCTTCAATGTTGTTTATCGAGATAAGCATGGTTTTCAAACATCAGCAACTACTCAAATTTATAGAAATGGAGTATTGTTTGACACCGTAGGTGGGAGAGACATGGCATATTCTCTGATAGAAGCTCAGGCTATAATTCATAAGCTTAACGATCCGAGATATCCATGGACATACTTTGAAATAGACTACGAGAAAGAAATAGTTGGATTAAGAGTAAAATGGAGAGGTAGGGATGCAGTAATAACTCGTTATATAGAAGGGCAAAATGCTGTTATGTTAGATATTATTGCTGAAGAAGATGAGTTTGATGCAGGTGAACATATAAAAGATTGGTTATTGAGTGACTCATTTGATTTTTGGCCAAAAGATAAATAAAAAAAGGAAAACAGATGTTAAAAGAAACAGTTGAAAAAAATAAAGAAAGAGTAGTATCTGAAGTGCTAGATATGTTTAACTTTGAAAAGGTTCATAAGACGATGGTGTTTTTAGATTGGAAATGGAAAAGTGGCTATGTTCCTACTGTAGAAGAGCTGCGCAAACAAGCGAAAATATTAATGTTTGAGATTTTAGAAAGCGAGAGTATGATACTGTCAACAGGTGGCTTTACCGTAGTTAAAATTCCTGTTGAAAAAGACAAAGTCATGCTAGAACTAATGTTTAATGTTGAAAGCGCATATGATGTAATGGAGACTTCAAATGTTGATTAAAGGAGGCGTGAAATACGCGAAGCCAAAAGCGTATCTTTTGAATGACACGGGGTTGGGTGTTGCGGAATTTGGAGCAAGAACGGCATACAGTAGTTTTGATAAAAGTGAAAATGATGCCGTGCAAAATTTAAACCTTGCACTTAATAGTGAAATGTTTAACTCAGAATATGTAAGGACATCGATAGATAAACTAAAAGATATTGAGCACTCGAGTCTGCTTGATAATTTAGCGTGGACATATTTTCATCATTCTGTGCTGGAGCACTGTATTTTACAATATACAATAAAAGGAATGAGTCGAGGATGTCTACAGGAATTTTCACGGCATAGGATAGCTTCACCAACTGTGCAATCAACTAGATACACAATGAACTTGGTTATCTACGCATACATAGCATCATTTTCTAACAATACTCAGAAGCAAGATTCGTTGATATGGTTCACAGAAAAAATAAAAGAGCTAAATGTATTTGTTGTTAAAGGGTATGCTGAAGATATAGAGATTCGCAATCTGTTTGAGAAGCTTGATTGGCAAAGAGTTCATCTTGAAACAACAACGTTTGTAAAAATGGTTATATCTAAGGATGCTTTCACAAATGGCGTTCTTGAGAGAAAGACGCCAGAATTGATATACGATGGACTATTAATGTCAAAGGCAAAAAGGAATGCTGGAGATAATTTAAAATGGATTGTAACGGATAATTGGGCAGTTGATGTAGTGTGGACAATAAATCTCAGATCACTAAAAAACTTTTTAGAATTGAGAGATTCTGGAGCTGCATATTTTTTAATGAGAGAAGTTGCAATTGCTATAAAAAAAGCAACACCTAAAAAGTATCTTGAACTTATAATAAAAGGGGAAAGTAATGGATAGGTTTTACATAGTGAGAACATTTGACGGAGATTTCATAAATCTACAAAAAATGAAATTAGAAACATGTAGATCAGTAAACCTTGCAACAAGATTTACTGAAGTCGGAATTGAATTATTGAGAGAACAACATTGGCACGACATAGAATCCCGCTTTGGTTTTTTAGAAATAATAGAAGTTGTGTAAAATCAAATTAGAAAGGAGAATAGCAAATGAAAACAGATAGTTTTAAAAAAGGCGATATTTTAAGAGTAAAGTATGCCTTATTTACACATTATGGGATCTACACTGGTAATAATAGTGTGATTCATTATTCTGGGTTAGTAGGAAACGGAAAAATAGAAAGAATCTCTCTAGTGGATTTTAAAGACGGGCGAGTTGCTGAAAAAATAAAAGTTGCTTCAAGATTTTCAAAAAATGAAACTGTAAGAAGGGCAACTTTAAGACTTGGGGAGGATAAGTATAATGTGGTAACAAATAACTGTGAGCATTTTGTGCAATGGGTATGTACTGGGAAGCACAAAAGTAATCAAGTCAGAAAGGTAGCAATGACCCTGAGCGCTGTAGCTATCGGTGTTTTAAAAAAAGTAATAAGATAAGGAAAGTTATGAATAAAAAATTTGAAGTGTTTGCCACGATGTTGACAAGTGTTCGATACGAAGTTGTGTCTTTTAGTGAGCAAGAAGCGATGGAAAAAGCCGAGAAAATGTTCAAACGCGATAAAAATATTCTTCTTGACGACTCTTCTATTCAAGGAGATATTGTTTCTGAGAATAGTGGGGTAGATGACGCTATTGAAAAATAAAAAAAAGGATTAATAGATGAGAAGACATAGTTTTAAAAAAAGAACATTATACAGACTTCATTATTTTGGAGAATGGCATACAGGTGTTAGGGATATTGGAAGTAAATCAAGAAAAAAGTTTCAAAAGTTAATTGATTCAGGAAAATTAGACATTTATAAACCAAAGGATATATAAATGGATTTAGAAACAAAAATGAAAACCATAGTACAATTAAATGAAATGTCAAACAATGAATCACTTGACATTAAAACAAGAATGATGGCTAGAGAACAAATATTAGCACTCATAAATGAACCAACAACAACAATATATGAAAAAATAAAAAAAGATATAGAAGATATTGTTGAAAATATGAAGAAACTATCAGAAAAAAAAGGATAAATAATGAATATAGAAGAATATTATAAACAAACAGAATACCATAAAATAAATGCACCATATAAAAGATGGAGAGAAGATTTACATACTGAAGAAATGAAACCAAAAAATAAAAAATGGAATTCATTTAAAGAAGATGAATTTAGTAAAAAAGAATTTGAATATTTATTTAAAAATGATTGGTATTGGGTAGAAAAACTTGATGGAACAAATATTAGAATATACTTAAATATAAAAGATGATAATATTGAAATGACTATAAAAGGAAGAACCAACAGATCAGACATACCAAAAGATTTAATAATGTGGATAGAAAATTGGTTTGAAACAAATTATAATTTAATTAAAGAAACTTTTAATAAAAATGTTATTCTTTATGGAGAAGGTGTTGGAGAAAAAATACAAAAAAATGGTAATTTATTTGGAAAACAACATTTTAAATTATTTGATATAAAAATTGATAATTTATTTTTAAAATTAGAAGATGTACAAAAAATAGCACAAAATTTAAATCTTGAATATCCAGAATTATTTTTTGTCGGCTCTATGGAAGAAGCAATAGCTTTAGTAAAAACAAAACCAAAATCAACATTTGGAAATTTTATAATTGAAGGTTTTATTGGAAAACCATTATTTGATTTAAAAGATAGACAAGATAATAGAATAATTACAAAAATAAAAGTAAAAGATTTCACATAACCAGGAAAGATTAGAATGTATCAATTAGAAATAGACCTAGAACCAACAGATATAGATAATGAGAAGCTATATAAAGCCACTGAGAGCTCAAACGGAAATAACAAGAGTAAATATATAGATAAGAACAAGCTCAGCCATATAATGAAGACATTACATCCAAATTCTAAAGACTTAAATTTTGTTAGAAAAGCTACTCAACTATTTAGAGCTGAAAAGATTACTATTGAAAAGTAGATCCAAACACTCATCCTCATAGAGACGTTGTCAGAAGGAGAGATACACAGACAAAACATCCGAAGGATTTTTGGCAAAGTATCTCGACTGATAGACAGTAGTCTCTACTAAAGCTATCTGCAAAGAATAAAAAAAAGATCCAAAGAACAAATGATTTATATTGATTGGATCTATTAAATTGTGCATATAGATTGGATCGATAGAGTAAATGTTCCGTGAGCAAGCTCACAAAACATTTAGTTTAGCAACTGCCTCTATCTTGGTTGATTGTTTGAAGATAACTTTTGTATTTTGACTCCAGCTACGCTGTCGTCAAAACAATGGGGATGGATGATTGTTGAGGGTGGATCTATATGTATTTATTGATATAAAGTTAGTTCTGATTGGGATTTTGCTCTTATGTAGTTTCACTAGGAATTTCATCTATATAATAAGTGAAATTTTAGATATATTTTTGAAGAGCTTTTGAGTTTCACTGGTGAAGCCAAAATGTGCTCTTCACCCATTATAAAGCCCTAAAATAAGGAGTTTAAGAGGGAAAAAGCTCTTTTTAATCTTTTACTCTTGACTTTGCTTCAATGAAATGTTATAATATCGCAGTTATGAAGTTTTATAGCTTTATAATAAATTTAATAAAAAAGGTGTTCGTAATGGAAATTACACAAGAAAATTTTGAAACAATCCAAGAGATGCAAGCTCAAGGATTTGTAGGAAATTTGAATCTTAAAGATACAAATGTAAAGTTAAAAGATGTTAACAATGTAATTATACACGACTTAGCTTCAATAAACCATAAAATGACAGATGCAGAATATGAAAAGTTAGTTAATAATATAGCAGAGATAGGACAAACTATACCAGCTTTATTTTGGAGAGGAAAATTAGTAGATGGAAGACATCGTTTAAAAGCATTAAAACAAATTGGCATAAGCCAGATAAAATTTTTAGAATTAAGAAATAATTTAACAAAATCAGATGTGGAGGATATAGTGAGAAGTACAGAAAATAGAAAAAATAGAACTAAATCACAATTAGCAATAGATGCATATGAATATATGATAAAAAACAATAAAACTCAAAAAGAAGCAGCAACAAAGTTTGGAGTATCAACAGGTAATATATCAGGAGTTGTTAAAATAGTAAAAAAACTTGGCTCTGATATTTTAGATGAATTATCAACAAATGGAGTTTGCAAATTACCTAACGGAAGATATGTGGACAATATAAGTCATATTCTAAAATACATAAAATCACTAGAAGACAGTCCTGAACCAAGAGCAGTAATAAGATCAGATTTAAAAGAGCATGTAAGCATGTTAAAAGCATTAAAGAATAATAAAGATTTAGAAGGGTTGTCTATTTTAAAAGAGCAATTGACTAAATTTATAGATGATGTAAATAGAGATATATAAACATAAAAAGGATGGAAAACATGGGTATGTATAACAAAGGAGTATTAGGATTATTAGAATCATTAAGTAAAAGTGAAATAACAAGAATAATAGATATGTATGATTCAGAAACAGTTAATACAGCCAATATATTAACTAAACCTTTTAGAGTATTAACAAGTGACATGAATAAAGTATCACGAAGTAATTTCAAAAAGAAATTATTAGATAGTGATGTTATTGGAGAATTCAATAAAAAAATAATGTTAAATCCATATATATTCATGCCAAGAAATGATAGTTTAATTAAAAATAATCAATATTTGGTTCAACAAACATGGAGATATATGTTTGAAAATGAAAAATACAATGATGAAATAATTAAATTTGCTGAACATATATTTAATTATGATTTTAGTCATACAGATTATATGAAAGTCGGATCTAAAAATAGTGAAAAAATAATTAAAAAACCAAAAAAATAAATAAAAATAATTCATTATTCGACTTTATTCGATTGAATATTCGATCGAATAATGAAATTTAATTTAATTTTAAAATAGTATTTTTGTTTCCATGGAAACACGCAGAAACAAAAAAAATATGTAAACATATAAATAAAAAGGATAAAGAATGAAAAAGATATTAATAGGATTATTGGTTCTAACTGGACTAGCAATGGCAGATTGTAGAACTGTAACTACTTTTCCAATTGACGGAGAACCAACAATCACAATTATATGTGTAGATGATTAGTAGTTACACATATAAAACATAAAGGATAAATAAATGGGAGGATATAAATACATCCTTGATAGATTAGAAAAGCAAGGTGATAGAAAAACAGATAGATTGATATATTCAAATGCTATCTTATTTCACGCTGCTGTATTAATTAATGCTATCAATGGAAAAGCAAAAAAATATAATGGAAAAAATATTACATTTTATGGATTAACATTAGCGGGAAGTGCTTGTGTATCTGGTGATACTGAATTTATGACAGAAAATGGATGGAAAAAAATATCTGATTTTAAATATGGAGATAAAGTATTAGAAATAGAAAAAGATACCCATACAGCAACATTCAGAGAACCAATAAGATATATCAAAGAATTTGATGATAAACCAGCTATAAAATATGTACCAAACACAAATAGTAATGTTTCAATGCATATAACAGAAGATCACACAGTTTTATATTTAGAAAATAAAAATGATATAAAATCTTCAAAAGCAAAAACAGCAAAAGAAGTTTCAAAATTTAATAATATTTATATTCCATCATTAAAAGAAGATGGTTCTTCAAATAGTACCATAGCTTCAAAAGATCAAATTGTTTATGAACAATTACCTAATAATACAAAATATTGTTTTACGACCAAGACTGGGTTCTGGTTAGCAAGACATGACAATTTTGTATTTATTACTGGAAATTGTGGAAAAGATTTCTCTTATGATTTAGCAGCAAAAGTATTTGGTACTGATACTCCTGGATTTAAAAAAGGTTATGTAGAAACAATCAAAACAAATCTTAGAAATAATCTTGTAAATGATGAATCTATATCTGATGAGTTAAAAGAAGTACTTCTACGCTATGTTCCACAAAATGTAATAGTAGATGCCTCTGGAACAAAAGAAGGGCTATATTCATTAGCTAATGCTATATCTTTAGCTCAATTTGGTTCAGTTAATTTAATATCAAATGAAATAGGAGATGAGGTAGCTCAATCAACTAGTTTATTAAATATGTTAAAACAGCTATATGATGGAAAAGTCAATTCTAAAATCATTAAATCAGAAAGTATGTTTAATGTAGAAAGTGTATCTACTAATGTATTGTTATTTGGATCCAATGTTGGTTTTGATTTAGATTCTAAAAAGAAATTAATTAGATTATTATCTTCAGGAATGTTAAGGCGTTCAATTGTTGTAGAAGTTCCAATTGCAAAAATTGAACGAAACATGAGAAGTTATGAAGAAAAAACAAAAGCATTAGAGGAGGCAATAGAATATGGAAATGAAATAAAACAAACATATCTTGTTAAACAAGAAGGATATGAAGATTACAACATGGAAATATCAGATAATTATTTAGAAACTCTAGAAGAGATAAAAGATACAATTATTGAAGATGCAAATAATAATCTTGAAAATCAACATAAAATGGTTGATGTTGGATCTGTTGATTTGATTGAAAACGTAGCTCATTTAATAGCCTTTATGGACTTATCAAATGAAGTTAATGGTAATCATCTAATTGAAGCTTTTAAGCTCTTCACGAAGACAAGAGAGACTATTAAAGAAACATTATCTCCATTAAGAACAGATATATCTATTTATAATTTATTAAAGTTATCAAACAAAAAAATGTCATTAATGGAAATTGGTAATTATATAGAAATTCCAGATGCAAAAACAAAACGAATGGAAATTGTTGATTTATTTAGAGAATATACATATCATAAAGGTTTTTTACCAAAAATAATTGAAGGAAATGCAATTTATTTGGAAATTAAAGAACCAGAAAAGAATACTTTAGATAAGATCATCTGCTCAATTGATGTACATGATTATGAATGTAGAAAAAAAGAAGCTATGGAAAGTATTGCATATGCTCCTTTGGAAATACCATTCTTTGGAGAATCAAAATCAGCAGAAGCTTTAATAACATCAAATAGTATTAAATCATTTACTTGTTCTTGGTTTGAAGAATCAAAAGCAACAATGAAATGTGTAACAGTTAATGGAGCTGGGCATAGAGGAAAAGAATATTATATTATGGGTAATAATATGATTGCTTTTGATGTGGATGATGGAACCACTCTTAAAGAAGCATTTGATATGCTAAAGGAATATACATATCTAATCTATACAACTAAATCACATAGAAAAGAAAAACATGGAGAAATCCAAGGTGATAGATTTAGAATATTAATTCCTACAAAGAATAAATATTATGTGGATCCAGTTAAATATAAAAAACTACATGATAACGTAGCAGATGTATTAGGATTAAAAATATATGATAAAGCTACAACAAATGTATCAAGAATGTGGTTCACTAATCCAGAAGCAGAAGTATATAAAAATGAAGCAGAATTATTTGATGTATCAGCATTAATTCCTGAAACTGAAAAAGCAGAACTTGTATTACCACTACTTAATAGTATTGAAAATAGTTATTTAGAAGATAACGATGAATATCAAAAAAGAAGAAATGGATTTATAAAACATTTTCTTACTCAAGCAGGAACAGGAAATAGAAATATAATGCTACATAAAGCATTTTTATTTTTTAGTGATTTAGGAGCTGATGCTGTTGAAGAAACTAGAAATCTAAATACAATGTTACTGGATCCAGTTAGTGAGAATGAAATAGCTCAAATAACTAGAACCAATCAAAAATAAAAGGAGGATAAATGGAAGAAAAGTTTTATAGAATGCATAATGGTTTTGATGTTTATTATGTACTAAAAAATGGAGTTATAAGTGGCTTTATTATAAAAGACCATGGAGAGATATTCAAAACAGCAACAGATGCATATAATGCTATAGATAAAGCTAAAAAAAAACAAAAAGGAAAATGAATGAATAAAAGAGTTATATTGGTTAATGGAGAAAGTGGATCCGGAAAAACTATGAGTATTAGAAATATTGATTTATCAAAAACTATTTTACTTAATATGGATGGTAAAACTGAAACTCCATTTGGTAAAGAAGACAAATTTTTTAAATTCATAACACCTGAATCAGCACTACAAGTAAATGCCTCATTACAAGCATTTGAAGATAGCGAAGCAGAAACAATAGTAATTGATACAATGTCATTTTATGTATCTGCATTAGAACTTGAACTTGCAGGAAAAGATGAAGGTTATGATGGATGGAGAAATTATGGAGATAGAATAAAAGAATTACTTGATTTCTCACATAGAAAAAGCAAGAAGACATGGATATTCTTATCGCATACTCAAAAAGGAGATAGTGGCAATTTACAAGCAATGGTTAAAGGTTCTATGAAAAACCTATCTATTGAATCTTATTTTGCAACAGTTCTCGAATTATATACATATGATTTAGCAAAACCAAATATGTTTGGATCAGTTATTGGATATGGTTTACAAACAAGAAAAACACTTGAAAATAGAAAATCATCAGCAAAATCTCCACTTGGATTATTTCCTGAGAAGATTATGAACAATGACTTGGATTTAGTTCTCAGAAGATTAGATGGAGAAAAAATTGATTGGGATAATGAAAAAGTTCTATTTGAAAAAGATAAAAAACTAGCAAAAGAATTGGGTCTATAAGACCTCAACAATATCACCGAAAAAGTGTATAAACTAAAATTAAAATAAAACAAAAAGGATAAATAAACATGGATTTATTAAACATAACAGGAATAACAGAAGAAACATTTAAAGAAGTAAGAGTCGAGCCAAGCACAGGAGGATTTCTTTGGGAATCTGGTAAACTTTAAAAGATTGCCGTTTACCATAGAAATATGGTATACTATAATCTCTCTAATTGCTGGAACATCTCGCTAAGCTTTAATACTACAATATCGGAGAAATCACGATATGAATGTTGGAAAAATTAAAGATAGAGACAATCAGCAGCTAAGGCTCTAAGTGGAAACATAAGAGCAAAGTTCAACGACTAGTGCAAAGGCACGTACATTCAAGTGAATGGAAATGGGAGACATCTTAATTTTTTATAATAGGATTATATAACATGAAATGGAAAAGAATAGGAAATAAAAGAAACTATGTAGTATTTGAAAATGGAAAAGTTTTTTCATTAAGAAGACATGGAAGACAATCTGAAAAAAGAACCCCAATTAAAGCTAAAGAATTAATTGGAATAAAATGTAAAAGAAAACACACAACATATTTAACAGTAAATATAAATGGAAAAATTTTACTAATACACAGATTAGTCGGAAAAGCTTTTATACCTAATCCTGAAAATAAATGTTGTATTAATCATATAGATAATAATGGTGAAAACAATAATGTGAATAATCTTGAATGGGTTACTCATTCTGAAAATATGATTCATGCTCAAAAGCAAGGACGATTATATAAGACACAATCAAAAGCAGGACAAAAAATAGCTTTTATAAAAAGAATACAAACACGAAAAAAATATAATAATTATATTAATCAAATATTTAATAGTTTTAAAATATTAAATTGGAGAAGAAAAGATAATAAATATATTTATGGAGATGTTTTGTGTTTAAAGTGCAATAATATATATACCAGAGAGTTAAGCTCAATAATAGCAGGAAATCACAAAATGTGTAGAAAATGTTCTTCTAAAAGAACACAATCATTATTAAATTATAAAAAAAAGATGAAGATATAGTCTATTCTTATCTGAGAAGATAAGCAGTTCATAAGAGAACGAACAGAGAAGTAACGAACTCTGTTGAATATCAAGGCGTATAAAGTTGAAATTAAAGAACTAGCAGTATTTGAAACAGAAAGAAAAGCTAGAATGGTAAAAATTGAAATGTTTGATCCAGAAACAGAAAAAACACTTACTGAATATATTAATACTTCTTATATTAATAAAGAATCTAAAGAAGTTACAGAAAATAAAGGTGGAGCATCTATCTTTAAGGCATTGTTATCTGCAATTGCATTAGAACCTGCACAAGCACAAATTGAAGAAAAAGAAATTGATGCTTATGGTAAAAAAGTAAATGGTCAAGTAATTAAAAATGCTGAAGGGCGTACATGTTATGCATTAGTTCGTGAAGTAGAAGATCCAAACAATGAAAAATATCCATCAAGTAACCAAGTAGAAGGGTTTGCTGATGTAGAAAAACAAATTGGTGGATCTACGGAACCAGTAGAGAAATGGTTAGCTAAGATAGAAAAAGCACCTGTACTCACAAAGAAGTCAAAAGGTGGAAACAAAACAACAACACCAAAAGCTGAAGATACAAAAGCAGCAATTAGTCTACTAGACTAATGTTGTGGAAGAGATTAAACTCTCTCTTCCTGTTTATTATACGCAGGAATTTAAAACAAAAAAAAATAAAACAGTATTAGCAAGTGTAAATTTTTTTCGCAATGCGTACTTTTACACTCAAAACAATATGAAAATATATTTTAGTGACTTAGTAAGAGAACAATTAAAAAATAATACAATTAAATTTAAAAAATATGAAGTTGAATATACTTACTATTATAAATCAGCAGTATCTGACTTAATGAATGTTGTATCAATGCAATCAAAATTTTTAAATGATACATTGCAAGAATTAAATATTATAGAAAATGACAATGTAAAATTTTGTAAAAAAGAAACTGCTATAGTTGGATCTCAAGATAAAGAAAATCCAAGAATAGAAATAACAATAAAAGAATATAAGGAATAGTATGAATGTTGTTCTAAGTGAAGAACAAAAAAAAATAATAGATATGATATGTAGCAAAGAATATCTGGACAAAGGAGAAACTGCTACTTGCTTGAAGGATAATGTTTTATCTATTCAAGCAGTAGCAGGATAGGTGCAGCCAAATCGTATACAATGATAAAGGCTGCTGAAGCTTTTAAGAATCAAAATCCAAATGGAACTTTTAGATATTTAGTATATGGAAGATTAGCAATGGAAGAAGCTAGAGCTAATTTTGGAACTAATGCTATAGTATCAAATATACATCAATTAGCATATAATCATACACTTAAAAATTCAAATATGTGGTTATTATCAAAACCTTTTGCAACAAAAGCAGACATACCTAAAAGTATAAAATTTAAACAATCAGATGCATTTGATGCAATTATGTTAGCAGGAGATTTTTACAAATCTGAATCATTAAAATTTAGTGAATTCCTAAAAGAACTTCATTACAATTCAAAAGAAAGTATTATTGCACTAGCAAAGAAAATTATAGCAGCTATGTTTGATGGATCTATGGGTTGTACTCATGATGCTTATCTAAAATTATTTCATTCAAAAATAGTTAATGGATTGATTAAATTGGATCCAGTAGATGTATTAGTAATTGATGAAGCAAATGATTTAAATAAAATAATGTTGGATCTATTCAAACATTATCCAGCAAAATTAAAGATATTGATTGGTGATCCAAAACAAAGAATTATGAGTTTTATGGGATGTGTAAATGCATTTGATTATTATCCAAAAGCTAAACAATTAACATTATCTCAATCTTTTAGATGTAATATAAATATTGCAAAAAGAGTTCAACAATTTGGAAGATTTACACTTGATGACAATTTTGTATTTGAAGGATTTGAATATGAAAAATCAGAAATTAAAACTAGAGCTTTTTTATCTAGAACCAATGCAGATTTAATTGATAAAATAATTCAATTAAAAAAACAAAAAGTTCCTTTTAAATTAGCAACAAAACAAAAAGTAAAACAAATGTTTGAAGTTCCATTAGCAGTATTAAGATGTAAAAGATTTAATAAAGAAACATCAAATAGATTTAAAGATTTACAAGAAAAAGTAGATGTATTTTATAATTCTAAAGATTTACAAAATGAGTTTGGTGGATCTAGGTTAAAATATTTATTAAATGAAATTGATGATGATATTGAAATTATATCTGCAATACGACTCATAATGAATTATGGACCAGAAACAATACTTTCTGTGTATAATGAAATAACTCATGAGCGTCACAATAACGCTAGTTATACACTCTATACTGCTCACACAAGCAAAGGTACAACAGTAGATGAAGTTGAGCTATCAGACTCAATGAATGAAGCTATAGAAGATACAATTTTTAAATTACAAAAATTCAAGAATTATGAGCCAGATGAAGAAGAAATGGCTGAATTATACTTATATTATGTTGCAGTTACTCGTGCAAGGCACAATGTAATTAATGCTACATATATTGAAAATAAATTTCTACAAACACTACAAGAAACTGAACTAATGTCTTAATTACTAATGTCTTAATTTTAGATGTTGGTTCTCATAAGGCATATTTAGCTGCATCAGAATACTTATCCATACATATTAACCTCCTATTAATATTTAAAACTATTTATTCACAAGATAACAAATAAACATTTTTTTTTCATATCGTTTATATCCTTTTCTGGTGCAGCGACCTATGCCTTATGAAAGTTTCATAATTGCTAAAAATACAAAAAAGAGTATTTTAAGTACTTTGTAGTTATACTTTTAACCCTCGAAATATATATAAGGCTGCAGCCTAAAGCTCAACATTCAGTATGGTTAATAGCCTTAGATGTTGTTAAACAATAAGCCTCTACTAAGAGTTATAGCAATTCTTAGATACGCTCTAATTTTAAATAAATCAAAGGAAAATAAAATGAATGAATTAAGAGATTATAAAGAATTAGTTGATAATTTAATTAAAGAAATTGAAGCATATGAAAATAAACCTACAAAAGCATGTAGTTTGCGTATTCGTAAATTAAGTAACCAAATTGGTAAAGATGGAGTGCAACTAAGAGCTGCATTAGTAGCTGCAGATAAGGCTAATTAGTGAACAATATAATGGTTACAAAAGCTGATGGCTCTCTTGAACCGTTGAACATATCAAAGATTCATTCACATTTAGAATCAGCATCCGAAGGAAAATATAATCATTTAATTAGTTCAATCGAATTAACAGCAAAATTGCATTTTTATGACAAAATAAAAACATCATATATCGATGATGTAATTATTAAAACTGCAAAAGATATGGCAACAATAAAAGATATCGGATATGATATAATTGCTAAGAATTTAATGATACATAGAATCTACAAACAAGTTGGAAAATCAAAAGAACCAAAACATTTATTGGAAATATTAATTCGTGGAAAAAATGCAAAAATATATTCAGAAGAATTATATGAAGCTTTTGATGATAATGAAATTTATGAATTAAATAATGAAATAAAATATGAACGTGATTTTAATTTTACCTCAGCAGGTATTGAATTTTTACAATTAAGATATATGAAACATTTTAATACAAAATTAATTGAATTGCCACAACATATGTTTATGTTAATTGCAATGGATATTTTTCGTGATTATCACAAAAATCGTATGCATTATATTAAATTAATGTATAATAAATTATCTACATTCCAAATTACATTACCTTCTCCAGAAATGGATGCATTACGTACAAAATCCAATGATTATGCTTCATGTGTGTTAATGAAGACTGGAGATTCACTTGATTCTTGGGTAGAATCATCAAAAGCATTAGTACTTCACACAGCAGCTTCAGCTGGTATTGGTATAGATGTATCGGCAATTGCCTCTATTGGAGATTCAGTAAAAAATGGATCTATAACTCATGGTGGAAAAGTTCCTATATTAAAATCTATTGATGCAGATATTCAAAAAGCAGTTCAAAATGGGAGAAGGGGTTCTGCAACTCCTTTTATTAATTTTTTTGATCCAGAAATAATAACTATAATGGCATTAAAGTCACCAAGAACATCAATTGAAAAAAGAATTAATGATTTATCTTATGGAATTAAATTACGTGAATTAGTATATGAACGAGCAGTAGCTGATGATGTTATAACATTATTCTCTACAAGAGATTCAGCAGAATTATATGAAGTATTTCATTCTGGAACAAAAGAAGAATTTAGTAAATTGTATCAAGAATGTGAAAATAAATTTCCAAATAATGAACGTATTTCTGCAAAAAAACTTATTGAACTATTAAATGTAGAAACATTTGAAAATAGTGCATACTACATTTTAAATATAGATGAAGTAAATTCTAATTCACCATATACAGAAACAATATACCAATCTAATATATGTATGGAAGAAGTATCTCCAACAAAAGATTTATCAGCTGATAGACTACATGAACCAGATATTGCAATCTGTGTACTTGGTAACGTAAATCAAGGTAAAGTATCTATTAATGAACTACAAGAAACAATTGATGTATTATTACGTGCACAAACACATATTATGATACGTCAAAAACATCCAACTCCACAAGCACAAGCTTATGTTGAAGAATATCGAAGCGTTGGTCTTGGATTTTCTAATCATGCATATTGGTTAGCAAAGCAAGGATTGAAATATGGATCCAAAGAAGCTCTTGAATTACATGATGAATGGATGGAACATTTTCAATATTATTTAATAAAGTCATCTACAGATATTGCAGAGGAAACTTCACCAGCTCCTAGATTTTTTATGTATTCAACTTATGCAAACGGTACAATGCCAATAGATCGTTACAATAAAAATGTAGATAAATTAATACCATTTAAAACTAGATTGAATTGGGATAAATTAAGAAAACGAGTAATGAAAATTGGAATGGCGAATGTAGCATTATCTATGGTTCCTCCAGCAGAATCTTCAGCTGGTCCATCAAATCAAACAAACGGGTTAGAACCAATTAAAGATTTTATTACATTTAAAGAAAATAAAACATCTGTAATGAAACAATTTGCTCCAGAAGTACATAAACTTGCCCATCAATATGAATTAGCATATGAAACAAAAGATATGACTAAAAGATATTTAACACATGTAGCAGTAACTCAAAAATGGATAGATAAATCAATCAGTGTAAATAGATTTTATAATCCTGAACTGTTTAAAGATTCAAAAGTGCCTCTTAAATTATTAATTGAAGATATGTATTTTGCAAAATATTATGGAGTAAAATCATTATATTATACAAATACTAGAGTTCCTGGAGTAGAAGAACCAAAACTACAATGTACAGGAGGCGGATGTGAAATATAATACATTTTCAACTAATAATATAGAATTCACAAATGAACCATTATTTTTAGGAAAAGGTAGAAATGTGGCTAGATTGGATCTTCCTATAGAACAAGAGATCCAAAAACGAACAGATAAAGCTTTAGGTATGATGTGGTTTAAAACTGATTTTTCATATAAAAAAGATGGAGAAGATTATTCTATAATGAATGAACAACTCAGAGAATTATTTGATAAAAATCTTAAATTTCAAACTGTAGGAGATAGCATTGCAGCTAGATCTGTAAGTGAAGTTTTTGGTCCAATTACTACAAATCCTCAACTTGAAGAATGGTGGTTTCAACATGCTTTTTATGAAGGAGTTATCCATTCACCTACATATGCAGAAATATTGAAAGCTCTTCCTGTGGATGCAAAAGAAGTGTTTGATGATATTATTATTAATGAACATATAATTAAACGTGGACTTGCTATTGCAGAAGTGTTTGATAAAACAATTGAGTGGAATAGTAGAATGGTTCTTCAAGATCCAAATTATGATGAATATGAACATATGAAATCAATAGCATTATCATTATATGCATTAAATATTTTAGAAGCAGTATTTTTTAAATCATCATTTGTAACTACATTTGCCTTTGCAGAAAATCATATAATGGAAAGCTCAGCAAAAGCAATAACAAAAATATCTATGGATGAAATTATGCATTATCAAATGACAGTGTATATAATTAAACGTCTTAAAGAGCAACAAGAATGGATAGCAGCATTTGCAGAAATTGAAAATGAAGCAATAGTTATGTATCAACAAGCATATGAAACTGATTTAGAATGGATTGATTATTGTTATCCTAAAGATAAGCATATTCAGCTTCTTGGAGTAAGCAATTCAATTCTAAAACAATATGTACAATACAATATGTATAATGTAATGACAAATGTTAAATTACCAAATATTGTTAAACGTGTAAAAAATCCTTGTATATGGGTAGATAAATATTCAAATTTATCAAATGTACAAGTAGCAATGAAAGAAACAGATAGTGCAAATTATTTATTAGGTAAACTTGATACTGAAATAACTAGTGCTGATTACAAATCTTTTCTTTTATAATTTAATAAAAAAGTATATGATGATTGAATTTGAAATAAGAAAAAAAATAGAACGATATCGTGTATCAGATGCACCTATACACATTAAGGATGCTGCTATAAAAGAATTAGAAGCCAAACTACATACAAGTGATGAAGTAGCTCGTCAGCAGTATGCTGATGCTGCTCCTGACTTGTCAGACATACAACAAGATTAAGGAGAACATATGAAATTCAAAAAATTCAAAAAAATAATTAGAAAATTAGAAACACAATTACCAGATGATATAAAAGATAAAGTACCAAAAGAAGTTTTAAGAGAAGTTCCAAAAGAACATAGAAATATTTTTATTAAAGCAGTTTTTGATATAGTTAATTTAATAAAATTTATATATAGAAATGAAGAAAATGAAGACAATATTGATATTGACGATGAATTGCAAGATGAATTTTTAAGCTTAAGCATAGAAGTATGCCTAGAATGTAAAAAAATGACTATTAAAAAATAGTTATTTTTATTAAATAAAAAGAAATAAAAAATGAAAATTTTAGAAGAAGAAATATAATGGATTATTTATCTATTCATTTTATGATATATTTAGGAAGATGGATTTTATCATCTTTCGTAATGATGGCTCCATTGTATTTATTAGTTAAATATAAATGTTGTATTGGATCTAAGTATTCAGAGTATATACATTTATTATTAGTACAAATAATTGGATCCATTATATTCTATAGAATAGACTATTATATTTTTAAAGGAAATTAATGAATAAAATATTAAATACATTGTTAATAACAGTATTGGCTACAGCAGCAGGAATGGCAGTGACGCATCATACAGATTATGCTATTCTTGGAATTATTGCATATTTAAGTATGTTACAGTTTAAATACGAGGATAAATAAAATGAAATTAAAAAAAATAGTTAAATATATAAATGAAAAAATTGATGATCAATTTTATTTAAAAATTACAAAAAAAGGTAATATTAAAGTTTATTCAAATAAAGTAGCAGCTATGAAAATAAAACCTACATCTAAAAATAATTCTTATGATTCTTTTGATATGATGACGTTAATGTTTATGATAGAATCAAAATTAACACAAAATAAATAAATAAAGGTAAAATATGAGTAAACCGTTAGTAGATATAATGAATTTAAATCTTACCAGATATGGCAAAAATTTTGATTTAGAAAAATTTAAAAAAACATTTTATGAAGAAGTAGATGAAATGTTTGAAGGTATCAAGAATAATGATATAAATGAAGCTATAGATGGAGCCAATGATACTATTGTAGTTCTGGGAGGATTTATTACACAACATGGGTATAATCCAGAATTAACTCTTAAACAAGTTGTAAAAGAGATTAAATCACGAAATCAATCTAAAGAACAGTATGATAGATGGAAAAAAGATCCAAAACTACAAGATGTAGAAAAATGGGAAAAAGATAAAACACAAGATCCAGCTACATTATATAAAGCAGATTTTAGTACTTGCAAAATAAGAAAATAATTTAATAATTTTATAGCTAAACCTCTGTTTATATGTTTAGCTATAGTACTCTGACAGGTAGCTCAATGGTTAGAGCCAGTCGCTCATAACGACTTAATCAGAGTTCGATTCTCTGTCTGCCAACCATAAAAAAAAAATTAATATCCATCAATCAAATGTGTAATAGGCACATCAACTGTTGCATTTAACAATCCTTCTGTATTATTGATCCAATTTAATGGGTTAAATCTTCTACCAAATTGATAAATAATAGAACTATCTAATACATCATTTGACCACAAAGGAACTCCAGTTTCTTTTATTGTAGTATCTAAAATTACTTTAGTACTATTTTTCTTCATTAAACTCCAATTTACTCTTTGTATATTTGCAAAATATTTCCAAAAAGCTTCTGGTCCCATTCTATCCAACCAATGAATTAAACGACTATTAGTTACACGACTATAGTTAATAAATTTATCTGTAACATCTCTCAACATCTTATCTTTACTTATTCCTTTTTCAATACCATCCCAATATATAGCTGATCTAAAATGAAAGTCACTTTCTTGCATTATATGTAATAATCCTTGACCTAATGTACTTTTCTTAGTAAGAAATACTGTATTAATAATATCTTCAATAGTTTTATTGCTACTATAAATTGGATCTAATGTTTTATCTAATAATTGAACAACTCTATTAGTTGAATCTTCTGTGTCAATATCTTCTGCAATAGTTTGATATAACCCAGCTTCAATTAATGGCATAATAGGATTATCTTTTAATTCTAAAGCTAAATCTGCTAATTGTTTCAATAATTGTTCTTTTTTAGATCCGGTAGCTATATCAATTTTTCTTTCTAAATCACGTCTAGCTTTTTCATTCTTTTTCCATTTATCCAAACTTTTTTTACTTAACAATAAGTATTGTATAGCCTTTCTAGGAGATACTCCTGAGAACATAAAGAATTTAGCATTACTTAAAATATTTCCTATAATAGTACTAGGCATTTTAACAACTACCATACTTTTTGCAATTTGCATTAAATCCATCCACCAAGCTTCTATCATTCTAATTCTATTTTTATTTTTAACATCCATTTTTTTAAACAATTTACTATCTGCAATACTTAATTCATCATAACCAAACAACTGTTTTAATAAATCTTTACTGATATAAATTTCTTTTTTAGGAATGTTATCTGGATCATTAAGATTTTCAATATTTTTTTCAATAATATATTTTCTAGCATCTGCTGGTAGCAATCCCCATAGTTCTTCACCTTCAGTCATAGCATTTAAAGTATCAATCTTGGATCCACTGTTTACATCAGTATTTTCAACTGCATGAACACGCAAGAATTGATCTTTGTTTTCATTAGTTATTTTTTTAGAATCTTCCATAATTAAATCTATTAATTCTTTATTGTGTTCATCAGTAATAATTTGTGAACTTTTTTGACCAAAACTTCTAGCTAAATTTTCAGAACCTCTAGTTTCCAAATCCATATATTGCTCTGCCTCATCTAATGTAAATTCATATCTGTAATCAATTATATTTCCTAAATCATTATAAACTGGATACATTTTTCCATCTGTTCCATTTACTCTAGCATTGTTTATAGCATTTCTAATTTTTCTTCCTAAAGATTTTCCAGTTAAATGTTTATTTGACATCATAATTTTTTGACTTAGCAATAGTCCTGGAATTTTTATTCTTTGAAGACCCAGTGCTCCATCAACTCTTTTTGTAACTCCTTTTGTGTTAGTTACAAATAAACCATAATTTTTAATATCAATATCTCCAGCATCTTTGTCTAATTTCCTAACCAAAGAATAACCAGCTTCTAACATTGCATTTGTTTCATTTAAAGGAGCGAAAACTAATTCTTTATCTTTATTGTGAGTTTCATGTATTTGTCCTTTTACCATTTCAGATAAAGATCCAGTTACGAACCAATCTTCTTTTGTTGAAGCAACCATTCCTCTAGTTATTTCTAAATAATTCTGAACTCCATTTTTATCTAAATCAATTAATTCAATTAATGCTTTTTTACTTTCTATACTTGTGTTTTTTAGAGCATAAAGGCTAGTAAGTTTATCTATTTTTTCTTCTATATTTTGAATATTCCATAGTCCATTTAAGCTTTCATCTAAAGGTACACTTTCTGTGGTTCCAAATAAATGTGATATATTAGTTGCATTATTTCTTTTTCCTTTTCTAGATATCATATAAGAAGCTAATTCTTTACATTCATTAACAACCCATGGACCTACATTTAATGTAGATGTTTTGCTATTAAACATAGCTTGACTTAATTCATCTTCTAATTCTTTTATAGTGTTAGATAATTTTTTATCATCTGTTATGTATTTTTTAAGTTCATTAACATCGGTAGTGAAACTTTGTACATCTGTACGTAATATAACATTTGTTAAAGATTGGTTAAGTTTTTTATGTCTTTCGTGAGTGAGATCCACTTTAGTAAAACCAGAAAAAATATCATTAAGTGTTCCTTTATAATACATGTCTTTAACACGATCTAATTGGGTTTTAAATTGCATAGTTATGTCACCTAATTGAACCAATGTCTTTCTTCCCTCTTTGAAATCCCTGAGAAGATCAGATATAAACTTACCAGCAAATTCATCCATCCTACGAAGTAAACGATCCAACTCTTTATACAATCGTTGAATATTTTCATTTTTACTTTGTTTAGATAATCTATAAGCTTTCATAATGACAAATATACCTTTAATGGATAACCATGCAGTTTTTATAATTTTGCCTTTGTTATAAGCTTCTGTGAGTTCTTTACTGAGCATTTTAACTTGAGTTATTAAATCGTTGGTGTAGATTTTATCACCATCTTTTTCATTTAGAAAATCATTAGTTATAGACTCAACTTTTTTGCCTAATTCTTTATCCATTTTACTAAAAACCTTATCTACAGATGAGAATATTTTTTCATCTAATGGTAAGTTTTTATTGTTCTCAATAGTTTTAGCATACATTTTATTTATTGTTCCAAGCTTATAAACCAATCTTGTAAGTTCTGACCCTACATTATCACTTCTATTTGTTTTGGTTTTAATTTTAAAAACTAAATCTTGTAATTTTTCCATTAAATATTCAAAGATGCCAGATAAACCAGAAGACTTAGCTTTCACAGGTTTGACTTTTAATGATATTTTATCTATGGCTGATTTTAACTCTTTATTGGTCATACCATAAACTAGAAATTCCATTAATCTTACTTCTGCATCTTCAACACTATTATCTCCAATTTTACCAATAAAAATATAATCGTATATTTCTTTAGCTTTATTTTCTGCTGCTTTACTGTGTAGTTCATTAGCAGGCATTAAATCTTTCCAGGTTATATTCTTTTTAGCTTGTACATATAATTTTCGTAAATCATTTTTTATATCTTCACCCATAACACCTAATTGCTTATTGAATAAAATATCTAATACTGCATGAAGATATTCATGAGCCAATGTTTCTTCATTGCTCATTCCAAATTTAGTCATTGCTTCTGCTGTAGCAACTTGGATAGTTCTACTTTTTGTATTATAGCTACCCAATGGTTCTTTTAGATTTTCAACTAAATTTTTAGTTACTTTTATCTGTACTGTTTTTAATTCGTCAGCAGATCTACTTATGCGACTTATTACTTCTTTTAAATGATTGCTATGAGCTTGATCCCATGAACTGTTAGGAGCTATTCTATCTAACTTACTTAACTCTGTTTGAATTGCCTCAATATTACCATCAAGGAGTTCTTTTCCTTCTATAATATTATCTAGATTTTTACTTTTTGCATCAACCCCATTAAATAAAAGCTCAATAGGTGAGCTAACAACATCATTCCATTGCAACTCAAGATCTCTTGAATAAAAAGGATGATTAATAGCTTTTAGGTTTTTATTATCTATCTTATATTTGATAGTAGTATTATCTGCTAGAACTATATTTAATTCATTTTTATTGTTATTTATATCTATATTTTTAATATCTACAACATGGTATTGGTTCTCGTATTCATATCTAAATCTACCATCAAGATCTTCCATAAGCTGATAAGCTTGGTTGTGATCCAATATTGCTTGTTTTGCTAAATTTTTGTATTCACTGTCAGGAAAATACTTATCTGACTTATCTAATTTTCTTAATTCTTTTATGACTTTTGGCAGATCTTCTTTCTCATCAAGGTATTCACCTAAAGCGTATATAGTACATTTCATTTAACATTCCTTATTATTATTTTCTATAACATTATTTATAGCTATTTTAGCATCTTTATCACTAATCAAAGCTTGCGTTTGCGTCATATCAGTTGGTATATCAGCATTATTTTCAAGTGATATATTATTATATCGTTTTAATTTGTCAGCAGCATTGTTTACAAGATCTTCATCTATAGTTTGTTTAGTGTATTCATTTTTATTAGGTATATATGCTGCACTTTCAGTGCCATTGTTATAATAAGCTTGATTAACTACTACAGGAGTAGTAAATATCTTCTCTCTTTTATTTTCAGCTTCTATATGTACATTTTCTAATTGCTTGTTTAATTTACTTAAAGTCTTTGTATATGGGATCTTAGAACTATCCTTCAATGTTTCTGAGTATTTACTGTTTAATGCTGTAACAATATCATCATCTAATGCGGTTAAGCTATTTAAATAACTTTCTCTAATTTCTTTTGCTAAACTATATTCTCTAGCTAATTCCCAAAATATTTCATTATACGCTTTAGTTACTTCTATAGTCATATTTATAGGAGAGAAGTTGGCATCATGTACTCCAAGAGCTTTTAGCTTAGCTAATAATTTGGCTTGAATACTACCATCAAAGAAATGAATAGGTATTACAGAACCAGAAGAATATGCTTCTAATAATCTCTTAACTTGTGCAGGAGCACTATTAATATAAACATCTGACTCTTTTGTGTTTTTAGTGAACTTGCTGCGGACATAACCACTAGTACTAGTATTTCCCCATACTTCTCTATTATCTATAGCTTTTAATTCTGCTATCAATAATGGAGCTTTACCACCTTCAACCAGATCCAATGCTGTATTTACAACAGGCAGAATATTGGCTACACTTTGTACTATTTCTTGATACTCTTTATCAGTCATAGGAGTTACAAGTTTTTCATTACCACTAGCATCTTTTAATTTTTCTTGGTGAAGTTTTTCTATTTCTTTTTCAATTACTTCATTTGCTATTCTAAATTGAGCAACCATAGATTCATTAATTGTTGTAGTTAATTCTATAAATCTACCATATTTTTCTTTAAATGTTTTTGTTAGTGGTTCTCCTATAAAATCTGATATGCTTTCTCTTAGAGCTGTAGCTTCTTGTGAAGTAAGTTCAAATTCTAAGCCTTCGTGTTTAAATCTATTGATAATAGATTTATATGTAGAATTAGCTTTGGTTCTATCAAATCCTATAATTTCACCATCTACATCAAAGATAGGATTCATTCTTTTAGCTATAGTTGCTATTGCATTTAAAACACTAGTTTGTAGTTCTTTTCTATTGCTATTTTCTTTACTGTTGAAAAGTGCATCTAAAGTTTGATAGAACTCATCTTCAGCATGTTTACTAACAGCTCTAATGATAGATTTAATAGCACTACCATAGTTTAGAACCATAAAAGGATTCTTCATAAAGTTACGAGATATAGAGACTAGTTCTCCATCTTTATCAAATTTAGCTTTCTTGTCAATTAATTTTATAATGTCTGAAATTTCTTTTGTATTATCTTCTGTGTATAATGCTTGTAATTTTTCAGTAAGCATTTCTGCTGGAACTTCATAAGAATCTTTATTGTCTTCATTATCTTTCCATTCTCCATAATCAGTAATTTCTGCATCAGCAGTAAATATTCCTGTGCGTTCAAATTCACTCCAGTTAATTTCTTCTTTATTATCATGAAATGGAAACATCAAGCCTTTGATTGCATATCCAGAAGTAATAGCATCAGTCTCTATCATAGATTGAGTAGTATATGGTCTACTTGCTTTAGTTTCGTGCATCCAACCCAGAAGCTCAACTGCACCACTTAATGCATGTTCAGGCTCACTACTGTTGTAATTATCAACTATGTATTTAAATAATGTTTCAATATCTTTTTTGTAATCTTTACTATTATAATAAGAGTCTAAACTTTTTTTAGTTCTTTTAGTAACTGATAATTTTGTATTTTTTTCAATATCCTTAAACAAATCTTCAACAGCTTTATTGACCACATCAGGAGAATGTTTATCTATATCTAAATCAAAAGATTGACCTAACATCATATAGAAATCATTTTTATTTTCTTCAGTAACCACAACAGGTTCAAAAAATACACTTTGTCTATGCATTTTTTTATCTTGCCAATTAAGTTGGTTGCTATCAATCATAAATCTATTATTAGTAATAACTTCCCATTTAGCATACATTTTTTTGCTCAAACCTACAGTATTATATGCATTCATTAAATTATCATACTGCATATCTATGGCTAAATTTTTACCTCTAGTGGCTTCTCTTAGTCCTTTGGTAGTTTTAGCTTCATCTTTATACCCCATAGCTTTTTTAAGGGCTTTTTCTACATACTCTACACCTTTAATAAACCCATGTTTAAATTCATAGGCGGTACTACTAGAATTTTGTACAGCATTCTTATGTGCCTCACTGACTATATTACCTAGTATTCCAGTTACACCATTATTTTTTATTTCATCATAAGATGGTATTGCTTCTTTTGGATCAGTATAAATCCCTGCAATTCTTTTATTGTTGATTACTTCATTTACCTTATCAGTAAATATTTTACTAAATTTGATATCATTATATTTGTCATTTATTGACAAAGGAAGAACCCCATTAGGAGTATTTAGATTAATGTTGTTATTATGTTTATTGTTGAATTGATATACTGACACTTGGGATCTAATAACTTCTTCGTTCAGTATAATGTCTTTTTTGCTCAATGATATATCTCCATTGTATTCCAATGTTTTTAGAGCCAACAAACCTAATTCTACTTTTAATGTATTTTCAATCAGTTTATTATTTATTTGTGGAGAATTTGCTTTTGCTCTTATGCCTAACATGCTGTAGATTTTATTACCCATTTGCCTAGCAGCTTCACCAACATAACCGTCAATATCTCTTACAGCATCTCTTTCAGTTTTAGTAACGATATCTTTTGTCCCCATACCAAGCAGAGCTCTAACTCCATCATCACCTCTTAGTTCAGAAATGCCTGTTAATGCATCATTGTTTAACCATTCAGAAGTAACTAAAGATACTGCTCTTTGAACATCAGGATCAAGTCTAGTAATAATTTTTTCTTTTGTAGTTCCATATTTATCTGTTGATTTTATTGTTTCAGGTCGAATAAAATAAGAGATAACACTTTGCCATCCTTGTGAAATTTCACCTTCAATAGATGGAAGCGTTTTATCCACACTAGGAATTAGATCCACAGCTTTTTCAATGAAATTACTTATTGAATTGTTTATGTGAAGTTCTGTAGTAGTAAGGTTGTTGCTATTACTGTCATATTCTTTAGAATAATCATCTAACTTACTTTTACTTTTAAAGTCGATAGTAAAGTGAGTAGATAAATTTGTAGTATCTCTTAATGCATTTTGCAACTTATTTGCTGTAGCATTATCACCATCTTTTAAATATTTTCCTATACCTTCTATTATATGTCCTGCTTTTATATTACAACTCATTAGTTACATCCTGTTATTTCTTCTAGAGAGTTTATCACATCTTCACTTATGATCTCTTTATCAAGCATATTAGTTAGTGATTCTTCTATTGTTTTAGAGATACTATTATTTTCAAGTATTTCAATACCTATTTTACTATTAGGTCGAATTTTATTTACTTCTTCTATTATATTTTTTCCAAGATAACTATTCTCATCTATATCTTCTAATAAGTCTTCAATAGTTATACTTAAGTCTTCGTAAAAATATTTCTTTTTAACTTTTCCTCTAGATGCAATATCTTTAATTCCAGTAAATTCTTTTAGTGATTTAGTACGCTTAGCTCTTTCTGCTTTTATTGTTTTAATGTCGGTGCCTAAAGTAGTTTCTACTTCTTTGTATTTCTTTTCGTAGTTATTCAATATTGTCTGCAATTTACCGACAACACTATTTACTAATTGTTTTTCCTTCTGTTTTATAGGATCTTTATATGTTGTATCATTTTTGTAAAAAGTATCAGATTTGTTTTTTCTTTCAATCGGACCATGGTTATCTACTGTTTTGACGTTCTTTGATTCTTCTTTATCATTTACTTCTTTTACTTCTTTATTATTTGCTTCTTTATTAGATTTGTTATTTGATTCAACCTTTTCTTTACTTGGCTGCTCAGCTTGTTTGGTTTGTTTATTGGGTTGCTGTTGTTCTTTTACTTTACTGACAACATTTGATGGTGCTTCATTACTTAATGATGCCTCACTTGATTGTTTTGTTTCCATATCTGGAATTTTATAGTCATTGGATCCAGTACTATCCATTTTAGGAGTTGTTTCTACTTCTTCTTTGGAATCTTTGTTATTGCTTGTTTCGTTAAGTTTACTATCTGTTGTCTCGTTTGATCCAATTTCTTTTTTTGTTTCATTGGATCCAATCTCAACTGTGTTGTTTTGCGTACTAATATTATTGTTTTCTTTTGGTTCTGTGTTTATATCAATATTAGAAATATCAAAAGGAGCTTCATCTGCGTCAAAAGAAACTTCATTCATACTAGTGTTAGTATTAGATGCTGTCTGTTCTATATTGGGCAACTTTTCCTGAAAAGCATTTTGTTGTATTTTTTGATATGCTTCACTTTCTATTATTTTATTAGCAGCCTTGGCATACTTTTCTAATGCAGTAACTGCTCTATAAGCTCTGGCGTTCCAAGTAGGAGTACCTTGCTCATTTGGTTCTTTTGTGAGTCGTGTTAAAAGCTTTGGCATAAGGTTTATACCATTTTTTACATTTGTAACATAACTTTTAAGTCCTCTTGTATCTTTTAGTTGGTTTAGTATATCAGTTGAAAAAGAAGGAATTGATTCAATGGTTTCTTCTAGCTGTTTACTGAAGTTCTCGTGTTGTTTATTGCCTAATAAGTCATTTAGTTCTGTGATTTTATTCTCTATAGTGTTTTGTGTTTCAGAAGTATCTTCAGTATTATTTAGTATATGTGTTTTTTTATTTTCAAAATTAGTATTTATTCCTTCTTCAGATTCTAAAGCATGGTTGCTTCTAGGTTCTCCTTTTGAAGCATCAAAAAAATCATCAGGAGCATTTTTATCAGATTGATTAGAACCAATGTCAGATACTATAGATTCCAATTCTACAGGATTGGTTGCATAATGAAGAATACTATGCAAGAACTCGTTTTCTTTTTTTATTTTTTCTAATGTTTTTTCTGAAGCAATACCTCTATATTCAAAAGTAGCTTCAGTACCTGTAGGAGTAAAATATCTAGCTATAACAGGTGTTGGATTCTCTTCTGCATCTTTTCCTTGTTCTTCAAATTTAGTCTTAGCTGCTTCGATTGCCTTTTCTTTGGCTGATTGAGATTCAAGAAATCTTTCTATATTATTTTTAACAGCTCGCTTTCCATGTTCACTTATACTGTCATCAAACAATGGAGTGACCATATTAACAATACCAGTTCTATATCCATCCTTGGTCACTCCTCCATATAATTTTTGTGACAATACTGTATCGAAAGTTGCTTCAGAATCTTCAGTATCTTCACCATTTTCATTGGCTTTTTTTGCTAAAGGATGACTGGCTATATATTTTTCTAACAATAACTGTCGTTTTTTCTTAATCAGTTTTGGATCTTTAGGCTCATTGTTGAGTTGTTCTATTGTTTGTGTCAAATCATTGTCTATTTCTTTTATTGGTCTATTATTATAAATAACTCCATCTTCTGCAGTATGATTACGCATATCAAGTAAAATAGAAATCTTATCTTCAAGGTTTTCTTTTTCTTTTTCGAGAGAACCTATAAATTCAGTATCAGGATTTTCTTTAGCAATTTCAGCATTTATATTTTCTTCAGCTAATGCAAGACTTTGTAAAGTATTGTTTAAATGACGCTCAACTGATGCATGAGCCAAAGGTTTATCTTCTTCAGATAATGGTTCTCCTTTTTCATGCAAGTGTGTATAGAGCTTATCAAGTGCTAAATCTTGTGCCTGTTCATCAGAAGTTGCATTTGTTGGTTCTGTGTCAGATGTAATTTTATTTTCATAGCTTTTATCACTATCAGTTTCAGTAAATGTATTTGTAATAATGTTAGATCCAGCACTAGGACCTGCCATATGAATACCACTTGCTGCTCCGAAAGCTGCACCTTGTGTTGCATCATGAAATGCTTTGGTTAAAGCTTCTGCTGCATTATCATCTTTATATGTATTATTGAAAGCTTGGATCCCACTCTGAATATATTCTGCAGGAAGCTCAGCAATACCACCTTCTGCCATTTTTGCTGCACCAGAAATTACTCCTGTAAGCATCTTTTGTGCTCTTGTTTTACCTGCTTTTTTAATTAATGCAGAAAAGCCTTCTTTTGTTCCCATTAATGCAGTTTTATCAGCCCATAAGTCTATTTTTGCTCCTACAGCATTTGCAGCAAAACCTAATAATGCATGTTGTAGAGATGCTCTTTCACCGTGTTTTTCGTAGTAATCATCCATATCCTGTTCATTAGTTACAGCTCCAAGATGTAGTATGTTTGCATTTTTTGCAACGAATGCATTGAATTTATTTTTAATTGGAATTTTACTTAATGCTCTGTCACTAAGTTGAATAGTTTTTTCATACATGGCTTTCTTGGCTGGATCCAATAAAGTCATGCCTTTTTTTACAGCATCTTCAGTTGTTATTTTTCCAGCAGCAATTAGCTTATCAGTCTTGGCAGCTTTGCTTAACATCTCTTTTGCAACATCTTTTTTTGCATTGTACTCAAGTGCTTTTAAAGTTCCTTTGCCTGCCATTTTGATTGCTGCTTTTTCAGGAAGACCTATTAGGTTTCCGAGCATATAGCCTAGTGATTTAAAAGTCATTTCTGGGCTAGATAAACCTGTCTTAAACATATTGTATGCTTCAGGTAAATTGACTTTACCATATGAACTTGGATCTGACCAAGTAACATCCTTAAAAGCTTTCTTTTGATGCTCTTCCATTTTCTTAGTATCATCAGCTGTAGCAGTAACAAAATCTTCACCAGCTATAGCATTTTCCATGGTATCTAGTTTTTCTTTTGTTAAAAATTGAAATCTATCTGCTAATTCATTTGCATCTTTCTCATTGAAATCATAAAGTCTTTTTGCTGATTCATAAATGGCTCTAGTTTCTAAATCATTAGCTAGTTTTGCAGTATCACCAATGACTCTCGCTACTCCACCAGCAAATCCTCTAGCATTTCTAGCAACTCCATCTGCAAATTGTCCTAGCAGAGGCTCACCTTCGTATTCTGCATTATCATGGATTACACCTATTGCTTTTGATCTAGGCGTACTAGTATCACCTAAAAACTTAGGAATATGTGGAGTAACTACTTGCTCTGGTAAATCTGTATTGCTGGAATTTATATTCCACATAGGGGCATTTTGTGTTGTATATTCACTCGCTCCTTTGCCATAAACATTTGGTTTCACATTTTTTATATAGTCAGCAACACTAGCACCACCTGCTCTATTTGCAATTTGTCCTTTATTTGAGTGTGTTAGGAATTCTAATCTTGAAGCTTCGTCATATGGAAGAGCTATATCTAAATAAGGTTCTTTTGTTGGATCTACTCCTTTTTCCCCTGGAGCCCAACCATAGTTTTTATTTGTAGTCAATCCTTCTTTTGCAGCAAGACCAGGTGTATATCTTTCTCTAAAGCCTACACCTGCTAAACCTAACTTCATATTACCATCTTTGCTAGGAGCAACATACACATGTTGAGTAGTGCCACTAAAAGGGGTTTTATTCCATTCTCCTTCAGCATCTTGTTTCATTTGATATGGACCTATTTCTTTATCGTCATAATATACTTTATCATTTACACTAGAACCAAGCATTTCTTGTAACTGTTCTGGAGTATAGCTATTTAATGAATCTTTAGTTATTCCATATTCATTTGTATATATATCCATATTATTATATAGATCCAATGTAGCATCTGGATTAAGTCTATCTATTTTTTGTTGTTTCTTTTGTTGGAGATGATTGATTTTATTTGTAGAAGTAGGCACAGAACCAATAACGTCAACAGCAGTATTGTAGGTGTCTGTTAATTGGGAAAATTGATCCAGTACATTATTGGTATTTTTAGTGAAGTCATCAGGATAGTTAGCCATTGCGTACCTTTAGTATTATATTATGACATTATAGCATAGGTACGCTTTCACTTGGAATATCTATTTATTATTGTATAAATATTTATGTAAATCTTTATATGGAAGTGATTCAAAATCTTTTTCAACACGATTATGAGAAGTTACTTGTTTATGTCTTTTTTTGGCATCACTTTTTCTTTTTTCTTTAGCCCTAATAGCTTTTTTTTCAAAAATAGATAAATCTATTTGATCATTTTTTGGTTTAAGTTGGTTTATGGTGTTTGCTATAAACTTTCCACTACTAGCTCCAGTGTTAATCAGCGTATCAAGTATTTTATTATCTATTTTTGATTTAGCAATATCTTTTTGTCTTAAATATTTATTTAATTCAGAAATCAATGCACCTTCTCTCATTTTTGATATAGATTTATCATTTTTTATATTTTGTAATGTTTGATTCATTAGCAAATCAAAATCATATGGTTTGTCTTTTTTTGTAAAATATACAGGATGTTCTGAAGAATAATTTTTAGTTTCTTCATTAGATTTATTAACCAGTATTCTTTCTTTTAATTCTGTTTTTAATTCATTTAAATCTTTAAATGGATGATCCACATTAAAACTATTTACTGCACTTAACAATTTTTTAGAATCTTTATTATTTACATTATTTACTAAGGATAATAGAGTTTTTGGTTCTGTACCTTTAAAGATATCATATACTTTTGCAGCTCCATTTTTGCTATTTAATTCTTGAATTAATGGATTAACTTTTTCATTGTTAACTTTTTCGTTATTAACTTTCTTTTCAATTCCTTGTTCTTTAAAAACTTTCTTTTCAAAAGCTTTTTTTATAATGCTACTATTATTATTATTTTCTTCTTTTTTAATTGGTTCTGTTTTTAATGTACTATAATTTGTTCCTAGCCAGTCATCAACTATTTGTTTGTCTGTGACTCCTTTATATTTGCTGAATACATTCGCTATAAGATTATTAGAAGCTTTAATGGTAGATTTTTGTTCCTTGGTTAAGCTTTTTCCTGATATTTTACTTTTTTTAGTAACTTCATCTTTTGGAGTAAGATTTAAAGATTTTAAAGAATAAGAATCGTTAATCAAACCTTGATTGAACATTTCTTTTGCTTTTTGTTCTCTCCATTTTTCAAATGTATCTGGATCTATATTTTTAATTTCATTAGATGTACCAATATTTGGTTCTAAATTATCAGTAACATATTTATAAAGGGCTTCTTTTGGCAAGTATACAGATTTCGTTTTTCCTTTTCCAAGTTTTAGTTTTACTGGAGCATTAAATTGTTTATATATATCGTTAACAGATCTATCAAGAACAACAGAAGGTTCTGCATCTAATTTTTCTATAACATAATTTTGAAATGCTGGATAATCGTTTTTATAATCATTAACTGGAGCAGTTGTTAAGTAATAATTTTTAAAACCATTTTTATCTTTTGGATCTCTTTTAGTGCTTTTTCCGCTTGCGATAGATGATGCATTTTCAAAAGTATTAGCATTACTGTATATGTCTTTCTTTACTTTATCTGCATGTTCTATTAATGCTTTATCTAAATCAGTAAGCTTAGATACATTAGGTTTTTTTACATAAGGAACGGATAATGATGCTGCAAGGTTCTCTGCATAAACAGGATTTACTCCACCATTCATCAATTCATTAGCAACAGTTGATTTTGCAGTATCTGCATCAACTCCATATAGAATATTTTCATACCCAGTGCCTGCCTTACTATTTAATAGATCCAAGTTAGAATCTATCTTTTTAGTACGAGCTAAATAATCATCATATTTATCGCCTAGAATACGTTTTTTCTCAGCTTCTTCACTAGTTGGATCCAATCCTTTTGTAACAGACATCATATCATTATATCTTTTGTCATTATCAATTTGTTTGACATAATTATCAAGAGTATTGTCTTGTGTAGCTTGACCAAAAATATTGTTTACTTCATCCATTGCTTTAGTATTGTCAAGTTTATTGGTTCTAGAAGTGATACTATCCATAACTTCCTTCACCTTATCAGCTTGACCCATACCTTTTGTTTCTGCTTCATATTTAGCTCTATTGTTTGCATCTAGAAGCATGCTGTTTTTAAAGAAATCTTGAGAATATTGGTATTCTTTATCCATTCTTTTTTGATTTTGATTGTTTAGATCATTCATATATTTTAAAAATTGTGATTGCATATTTAACCTTTAAAGTGTTACAGGTGCAGTGTCATAATGCACATCTCTAACTCTGAACCCTGAAGCTCTAGCTGCTTCTCTTGCAGCATTTTTATCAGCAATAGCATTATTAAACTTCTTAGCACTTAATCCATAATTAGCTGCAGCCTCTTTTTTCATTAAATTAAATCTATTTTTCTGTAATTTGTAATTTTTATTAGTGTTATATATATTAAAGCCATCCATACCTACAGCATATAGTCCTTGACCTATTTTAGCAGCATCAGAGCTTAACAATCCACCATCTATAGTTTTCATGGATATAGTTCCATCAGGATTTACTGTACGAACAGTTTCGGTAGTTGGTTTTAGAAAATCATTTTTAAAATAATTTTCAGTTTTGTCTAAAAAAGAAAGTTCAGGAGTATTATTACTATAACCTGCCCAAGGCATATTTCCTGTAGCAGGCAGATCCAATGATGAAAGTCCAACACCGCTATAGGTTCTAGGCTGTGGAATAACATTTGTAAACCCACCCATTCCGTTGTTAACTTGACCTGTAGAATTATATAAAGGTGCCATATTTTGTTCTCCTGTTTGTATTTTTATTATTCATATTATACCATAACATCTGTAGTTGGAAGATTTGGTATTTTTGCAATATCTGATTGGTATTCAGTGCTAGATATATAATCTAACAAACTAGCATTAAATTCATTTGACATATACATTTCAGATACTGCTAGCTGATTGTATGTTTCTGCTTCTATAAAATCAAGCATAAAGCTAGCAAAAATTGAAACTCTTTCTTTTTGAATATCAAATTCTTTTAATTTGTCATCTAGTTTTTCAGTAGCTTCAGTTGCTGCTGCTATAAATTTCCTTGCATTATCAGCTTCACTTTCTAATTTTTCTTTTATATATATAGAATATGCAGTTTTCAATTTATCAGTAGTAAAAGTAACCATGTCCATTGTAGACATATTTGTAAAATAATTTTCTATACTTTCAATTACACTTTCCATAGTAATTGTTGTAGCTGCTTCTGAGGTTGAAGCTGAAGTTATAGATCCAGAGTTTATCCCTCTAGTAGCATAGGTCATTGCTATTGTAACAGCAATTCTCATTGCTATTGGCATATTTGTAAAAGTGATTCCCATTCCATAGCCAAACACTCCTACTTCTATAGCAGTTGCTATATTTGGAGAAGATGAAATCAATGAACCAAGAGCAGTACTTGCAAATTCTGGTTGTGCAGTTAAAGCCATAACAGTAATGACTGCTACCATCAGAACAAATCCAAAAAAGCTAGATTGATACCATTTGGTATGAGTTACTTTTCTGCTATATACAAATAAAAATAGATTATCATTATATAAATTAGAATACTCATGAAATGATAATTTCTTATTTATACTTTCAGGATAGACAATAATTAATTTATGCAAGTTTGTTCGAGAAGTAACTTCAATAGTATCATACCATGGATCTAATTCATAGCTATCGCAAGTACTTATTTTATATTTTCCATCATAACTTGTTAAATTCATATCTATACTTATAAATTTAAATCTAGTTGCAGATCCATCTCTGTTTATTTTATATGTATATATAATTTGGTTCTTTATATTCCATATGTTATATCCATCATCTATTGTTTTTACAACTTCATATGATGTACGCATAAAATATTTGTTATTTAATTTACTTCCTTCAGTCGCTAATGTATATTCATTTGTAGTTTTAAAATCTGTTATTATAGATTTTTCAACTGTATATGTATATGTAGCATTAATAATATAATTACTAATTGAAAATGTTTGTGGAGTATCTAAAATTATACTTTTTGTTGTCATTGAATCAGCAAATAAGTGTAGAACCTTAGCTCTTGCATTAGTAGAATCAGTTATTAAAGTATTGTCTTCATTGAACAGTCTTAATCCACTAATTATAGCAGCAGTGTATATATCATTATTTGTACTTACTGTATCAATTAAATCATCAAATCCTTCTACTGGGATTCCCATTGGATCCAATATGTGTTGTAGTTTTTTAGTTTTATTATCTGCTTTTTCAAAATTGTCAGAACTGCTCAATTGAGTAAGTATATCATCAATATTTGGGGGATTCTTATCAACAATGGCTTCAGTTATTTCTTTTAATGTTGCTTCATTGTCTTCTACAATGCTGTGAACTTCACTAACAGAACCAGTTATAGTTTCTACTATATCTTGTATAGTTTTTATATCATTTTCTTTATTGTCTCTAGGGTAATCATTAATCCATTTCATTTCATATGGATCGAGATAGTTTCTATACTGATTAATTGAAGTTATTATATTTTTCAAATTATCTATAGTATATTTAATTGCCTTGCCATCTTTACTTCTAGAGTATAAAACACTGTCTGCATATCTTAATGGTATTACTGGAGTTAGCAAATGATTTTCTGATGTTGAATACATATCATCCTTGACTTCAATTGATACTTTAATATAATCATTATTTTCATTATGTCCACAAAGAGTTATAATATCTAGATTTAAAGCTTCTTGAGAAGACTTATTAAAGAATAGCCCTACATTAAATTTAAAATGATTTGCTTCATGATAAGAAACTAGTGGACCAACAACACTTGTATATCCCCATCCATCTTCATGAACAATTGCACCTTTTTGTATAAGTATTTGTTCCACTTTATTCATATCTTCTGGAGTATTTTTAAGACTTATTGTAGTGGAATCTGGATCATCATAGGAAAATATATTATAATCCATACTTGCTACTTGAATTGTATGATTATTTATGAACTCTCTAATAGATATTTTTTTTGTATTTAATGCCACATAATTTGAATAGGCATCTGTAGTTATAACAGGTTTTATTACATATGATAGTTTAGGATAGCATGTAACAATAGGCTGTGTAACTTCCACTTCAATGGAATAATTTGATGGCTCACATTCTGTAATTATAGTTGTAGTAGTAGTTTTTACATATGTTTTAATTACATTGCCTTCTTTATTGGTTCTAGATCCAGGCAAGTATGTTTCTTCAATCTTGGTTGTTACATGTGTAATCCTGTCTCCAATTATAGAATAAGAAGCACTAAAATCACCTAGTGAAGTAGTATTTGTTTCAGTAATTGGATCTGATGTATTATAAAATCCATCTTCAGTGCTACTTTCAGTATTTGATGTAATCGTATTATCAGGAACAATATCTGAATCAACTTCCTCAGTTGTTACAGTTATGTCATCATCAATAGCTTTTGCTTTTCCTGTTAAAAATACTGAAACATTAAAAGCTTTAGAAATATTGTTTGCTAGACCTAAGTTTGTTGTGGTGCTTGTTGCATTATCTGTTATAGTTGTTTCAATTAGATCCACACTACTTACTTGGTAGGATACTCGTAAGCTATCGTAACTAATTGTTCCAACTAGATCTTTTGGATTTGATAGCCAATACCAAAGTTCTGATTGATTTTTTTTCATATAATTAAACATATCCTTTGGATACATTAAGCCTGTAACATTTGCTGTTTCTAACTTTTCATATTGAATTGACAAAGGAACTTCTCTGCTAGAATAAGATCTATCATTTAAACATTCAATAAGAATCATTGTTCTATTTACAGAAGTTCCCATAACAGGAGCTTCTACTACTTCTCCTCCAACAATTGTAAAGTTATAATAAACATCGTCTTCATCAACAAGAGAACATTCAACTTTAACAAGACTACCTAGGATATTTTGCAAACTACTATATGATGGCGTAACTTCATTTACTTGATAGTTGCTAAGTGTCATACTTGGATCTCCGGATGCAATAATTAAATATTGTTGAAGTCTTTCAGTATCAAATTCAAGCATACTAAAAGTATTGTCCGTTATTACTCCTGCTTTTTTTAAATAGGAAGTAGAGAATTTTTTACGTATCTTTTTATACATATTATGAGATAGTTTATTATATGCATTGACTCCTCCATCCATAAAAGCTTTGTTCATTCTTAGCTTACTATTTTTCCATAAGTCATCTTGTAATTTTACATTGTCTTTCAAGGGTACAATATCATACCCTCTGTTTACAGTTTTGCTTCCACTGAAGATTCCCATAAATTAATCTTTAACTGTTTGCAACTGTAAATTGATAATTAGATCCAGCAGAAGTAAGTATTTGGTTTGCTATCTCATCCACTTGGTTCCATGAATTCGGAGTAGATATTGTACCATCTAGTTCACTATAAACCATTGCTGTTCCACCAGAAGCTTCTTTATATAGATCTTTAAGCAGACTGTCATTTAATGATTGTTTTTGTCTGATATACAATTCTTTTTGTGCATCTTTAACTTCCAAATCTTTAGATTTTACAGCTCTATTTGATTCTGCATTTAAATGTATTTCTGCTTCTTGTGCATCAATTAATGCTTTATCGCTATTAGCTTTTCCAATTTGTGCATCTTTAATAAGTAGATCTTTTGCACTATTCGCAACCAACACAGATGTTTGTTCATTTGTATATGCAATATCTTCAACCAACTTATCTATTTGCTTATCTTTGACAGCTCTGTCTTTTAATCCATCAGCGGTAAGTTCTGTTGTTTTGGTTCCAGTATATAATATTTCTGCATCAAGTTTTGAAGCTTCTTTAGGCAAAATTACATCTACTTGATATGTTTGTGCTCTAATATCTTCAGCTACTTTGTTTGTTTGTTCTTGGATTAATAATGTTGCTTCACGCTCCTTTGCAAGTTTATATCCAGCATCTCTATTTTCAACTGCTGCTTGTAATGCAATAGACATTAGCCTATCAGTAGTTTGCACTGTAATATCAGTTATTAGCTTAGATAACATTTCAGTTTTTTCTCTTACTGATAATGTATTTTCTGGTTGTTCAAAATAACTAAGCAAAGTCTCTTTTGCTTTTATATATAAGCTATCTCTACCAGTTGTTTCTGCTACTAGTTGTCTATATGGAGTTACTACATCTAAGTTCCCTACTGCTTCTTTCATAAATTGTTCTGTGCTTGCCATTTATTATCCTTTTAAAATTATGTTACTCATTTCTTTTATTGCTAAAGATAAAGCTTCTTTTAGTTCATCAAAACTGATTGTCACTATGCTATTATCAGCTAATTTCCAATCAGTTTTTGTATCATCAATCAGAGTACTTCTTAATAAAATTTTAGACATCCTGTCTTGTGATTTCTCGTCACCATCAAAAACATTCCCAGCCTTAGTAGTTACCTTAATGCTATTTAGTCTACTTTCTTTATTTGCTTCTAGATTTAACTTCTGCTCGATATAAAAATGTTCATTAGGAATTTTAATGAACTCTCCATCCTTATAATATATGTCATATAGATGGTCACAAAAGTAGTCATAAGGTTTATCTGTGTCTATTGGAGTAAATCCTTCTATTTCAGCCAAGGTTGCCTTTATGACTAAAGTGTCTTGTATTTTAAAGTATATCATTGTTTTCCTTATTTTTTAAAGTATATAAAAGAAATATAATAAGTAACATCAGCATCACCAGTGTCGTAACCGTCCATTTTAACAACATATGTACTGTCCCCAGGGTCATCTACTATACTTAACGTATAACTCCAATCTAAATTATTAGCGGATTGGTAAATTTGTTCCCCATCTTTGTATAGGCGAATAGTCTTTAAAGCATCTCCAGGAATTAAAGTATTTACTACTATAAGAGTAGAAGATCCTCCGCTATTATCATAAGTATGTGTAGCAAAAGTTGTTTGATCTCCTGCTACATTAATTGTACCTTTCTTTACCTCAGAATAAGTGATACTCTTACTTTTGATAACATCTGCCGTTAAAGTACCAGTAGTAATGTCATCAGCTGTTATAGCATTTGCTTTTATCTTATCAGCTGTTATACTGTCTGCTTTTATTTTATCAGCTGTTATAGCATTTGCTTTTATCTTATCAGCTGTTATACTGTCTGCTTTTATTCTATTTGCATTTATATATCCAGTAGTAATTTTACCACCATCTATAGTAGTAACATTACTCATATCTTTATTTGCTAAGTTATATGTAGCTAAAATACCTTCACTCCATGGGCTAAATTCAGTCTGTAACTCTGTAGCCTCTCCCAAGTAGGCTTGTGCTACGAAGCAGTAAGGAGATTTACCAGTTACTACTGATCTCACACAGAAAGATACTGTTGCCACATCTGTGGGTATAGTAATAAATCCACCATACCTAGTCCAGGCACTCAATAATCCTGAATGTGATACACTAGTATTTACTGTGCCTATTTCATGTTTGCTCATGTACTCACCATCCGAATTGTAGAATGAAAGTACAACCTTACTATTACATCTATGGCTTGATATAAGTGATGTAGCTTCATATCTCTTGCCTGCCTTAACAGGTATTTTTTTAGTTTGTGTAACGTCAAATGTACCTCCTGATGTAGGTTCACCAGAAATGTGAACTGCTACACTTCCACTGCCAGTTGGTCTCCATACATCCCAACCATCTCTAATGCTATCAGGGACAATGTCAGTAGTATACCCACCAATAATCCAACCATCAGTTTCATTACCAAGAGCAGGTTCGGAATTAGTCAACAAGTTATTGCTTCCAAATGCAGGAACTCCTGTTGTATTGGCGAATGTAACCTTACCATTAAAATATATATCTGAACCATTTATTTCAAATGGTCTATACTTGTCATCAGTAAAATCACTATCAGAGTTTTGTATATAAAAATGATTAGCATGTATAGCAAATTCTGATATTTGATTAGCATCAGGACTATCTCCAGCAGCAGCGAACGCCCAACCAGTTATAGGACCAATTAGTTTTCCATTTTTATCTACAGGTCCAATAAGCTTACTCGCAGAACCTGCCCATCCATGAGCTTCATTTGCTGTAGAATTTGTAGTATCAACCCAATTTTCACCATCCCATACTACCAGAGATTTATCTTGATATACATTTAAATCTCCTATATGTTCAATTTTTTCATCTGAAGTCCAGCTGTTTGACATATTTGTTGCATCATTCAATGTCGGTTCGCTAAACATAGTTACTTTTCCATCTGCTGAAGCTTGAGCGTTTGCAGCATCACCTAATGCTTTCGTTATGTCTACATCTGTGATTCTAATCCAGCTAAATATTACTCCTTCATCTGGAATATCTACAATATCTTCATATGCAAATCGATATCCATATCCGGTATCTCTATCATAGTAAAGATCTCCAATATGTTTACCTCTCTCTTCTATTGTAGCAGGAGTATCAGCATCTTTTAGTGGACGTATTTTTCCATCTTCATACCAATAATAATTATTGCTAGTATCAATACCATCAGTATCATACCATGTTTCTTCTTTTGGATTTATTCTATAGATAGCTAACCAATCAGAACTTCCAACATAGTCTACTGAATTCAAATCTATATTTGCGTCTGATCCAGTATATTTAAACATTTGATTATCAGCTACATTCCATACAAAATTACCTGCCGTTAAATCCTGGCTGTTGTCATCTGTGTTGTTCGTGTCGCTTTGGTATGTTGCAAATAACTCACTAAATTCAGGAGATCCAGTATCAAACCATGTTGTGATGGATCCATCTATTTGCCCTTGTAAAGCAGAAGCCTGAGCATTGACTAAATTAGTTAGATAATTTGTTTGTCCAACTGTGTAATCATATGTACTCTGATCTGTTCTTACCCAACCATCACTGTTTATGCCTAGGTATCCACCAAGATATTGATACTGAACTCCATCTATTAATTTAAATTGACCAAGTTTTGGATCCACTGACTCATCTGTATATTCTGAAAAATATCCAGCAACAACTTCATCTGTAGTTTGGATAGATGCTGATAGTTCATCTAGTCCAGTATTAAATGTGGCAGTTAAAGTACTAGTAAGTGAGGCTTCTGCATCGGTAGCATCAACCTTAGATAAATAAACTTCTGATAATGAGGAAATGTTATTATCAATTTGAGTAGACAAATCTGTTCTAATTCTAGATTCAACACTACCTGCTGTAGCTTTGGTTTGATATTCAACTAAGGCATTTGCAATGTTACTATTAAATGTTGAAGTGAGTTCTGTTTTTGCAGTAACAATAGCTTTATCTGCACTTGCTATTGTTTTATATACTTGTTCTAAGTTAGATATTGATGTATCTGTGTATGATTGAAAACTACTAGTTAGGTTTGTATTTAACTCTGCAATAGCTTCATTTGTATTTGCAGTTTTAATATAATCTTGATGTAGCTCTGCCAGTATATCTGTTTTTGTAGTATTTATTTCTGATCTTAAATTCAATAAAACGCTATTCTCTACATTAACTATTTCATCATCTATTCTATCAACTTCATTATGAAATGATAAATCTAATGTAGAGAATTGATTTTGAATATCTACTAATTTTTGAGTTACATTATAAGCAACAGCTTCATCTACCCAGCTAGGCACACCACCAAGCAAAGAACCATTATACAAACCTCTAGTTCCAATTACATAATCTGTATTTAATACTTCTATTGGTGAAGATATTAATACATTTGTTTGAGTAGTGGATCCAGATGTTACACTATTATTAACTGCGGTGTCACTGCCTGTCAATACATTTATATCTTTACTCATATTTTTATCCTACTGCTATCGTAGCTATATTGTCTATTACAGTTGTGACTGGTGCAGTATCATCTGTAAATTTTACTTCTAATAAAGCTTTATATAATGGTTTAGAATAATACCCATCGACCTTGTCTCCTCGTTCTGTTTTTAAAGAATTTGTGTCACTATCTACAAGAGTGCATTCTAAGATACCATTATGAGCATCATAGATTTGTGGAGTTGCAGTAATTATTGTACTTCCGCTCTCTGACTCAATTAAACGCAAAGAACTAGTATTACTCATATTTGTTAAATCTTGAGGTAAAAAACTATCTCTTTGTAATACTTTTACAGTAAAAGAATAATCACGACCTTTTGGTATTATCATACTTATCATATTAATCCTTTAAACTATTAAATAAGCTATTTATTTCTGTATTTGTTAACAAATCAGGAACATTATCTGCCTTGCCGCTGTTGTAGATTGTAGTCCAAGATCCAGCTTGAATTTTAAGTAGATCTATTGTGATTTGTTTTTGAGCATTAGTGTCTTGTGTTGTAGTTAACGCAGTTTTTGCTTCTTCACTAGCAACTTGTGCATCAACTAATGCTTTATTTAACATAATTTGTGCAGATTGACTAATTGCTGTTTGCATAGCCCCTAAATATACAGAAGCATAATCGGCTCCTGTTATTCTTCCTGCATCGTATTGAGCTTTAATATTACTGTTTATGGCTTCCATCATGTCATCAAAAATTCCATTACCAGTAACATTGTAATTGTTGTCAATTGATACATCATTAGTAAAATCTGTCATTGCTATAGCCATATGCTTTACCTTTATTATAATCTAAATACAACCTATCTAAATAGGCTGTATTAAATTATTATTCTTTATCTGAATCTTTTAATTCATTTTCATAACTAATAGAATATCTGTTTCTCATTACAGTATTAATGGAACCATCAATATTTCTAACTGCTAATGGGATTTGGATCTCTTTAAGAACATTGATAAAACCTTGTTCTACTTCCACTGGAATATTAAGTGGAATACGTTTTAGACCTAAATCAAAATGATCATTACCACATGTTACAGAAACTGTAGTTGTTTGATTGTTTTCTCTTTGATCGTTGTCAGTAATAGTAATTATACTAGTTTTTCTAGCAGCTAATTCTGCATTTCTAGCTAATTCACCTAGTCTATTAACAGACTTTTTTACTGGTTCTGATTCGTCTTCATTGACTTCTTCTTTGATAACTACACCACTTGTTTCTTGTGCTTTGTAGTATTCTTCAATTTTATCAGCAAGTTTGCTTTCTCCGATATTGGGACTAAATTGTAGTCCAAGCTCTTTTGCTTCTTGCTTTAATTCGTCTAACTTTGCCATTCGCTAAGTCCTTTGTTTTGGTTGTTTAGTTTATTGAGCAGTCTCAATTGCTATATTTTATCTAAGTTACTCTTAAGGATAGGTTAATTAATTTGAAGGGGAAAAGTAGCTAACCTAGCCGAAGCTAGGCGCATTTGCTATATCTATTTAGATACTAACAATGAAAGTTTAAGAAGTTTCTCAGGTTGTAAGATAATTCCTGCATAGAAGAAATTATAACTGAAGAACCCTTTTGTTCCAAATGGATTAGTTTCACTTACGTTCTCTGGAGATTTAGCGTGAAATTTAATACGACCCATACCTTTAAGACCCACTGTTGCAAAAGAATCTTGCGTAGGGAATAAGATGTGGTGAACATCAAATTTTGTACCATCATTAGCAAGTGTACCAGCATAATCATCTGGAAGAGCAGCACCTTTACCATAATCAACTAGAGCACCTTCAGATTCAATAAAACGAACCTCATGCATTGCACCAACTTCACCTTGAGCAGCAGTTGCAGCATCACCATATTTGTGGAAAGGAACATAAACAAACTCAGCTTCAGCACCTGAACCACGAGTTAATGTTTCTAAATCTGATTTAGTATCAGCATCAATGATACCATAAAATGCAGGAGCAATTGTTTTAGTATCAATTTTAGTAGATCCAGTTACAACTTGTGTATTTTTCTTAGCACGGTTACGAACAAGTCTACGCACTGCTTTACGAACTGAATCATATGAAATTTTCCAAAGAGCATCGTCAGAACCATCTGCTGCTGCACCATCACCAAGTGTTGCCGCTGAAGTAGCTGTACCAGTATAAGCTCTTGTAGGAGTAGATAACATATCTAATTGGATCAGATCTTCATAACGACTATTAGCTAATTCACCAAGCTCTTCACGGTAACGTACTTGCATTGCGTCTTCAGAAAATAATTCTACTTCATCAGTATAAGAAATCATTTCACCATAGCGTGCAAATGTCGCTTCAACAGTAACTTTTTGAAGTGTACGCTCGTTGGTTGCACCAGCACCTTCTGTAAGAGAAACACCTGTACCATCAGTAGCTGCAAGTAATGTTTGAACAGCAGTTAAATCTCTACCAGATAAATATCCTTTAGAATCAAAAGCACCATCACTTAGAGCTCTATCATACATATGCATGAATTTACTAATTTTAAATGTTTTACCCATTTTTTTAGGCATGAATTTTTTACTTGCCCACTGACCATATACATTTACTCTATTTGCAGCTTTAATACCTGCTTTTTGATAAAAAGCTAAAGTTGCATTTGGACCTTGAGACGAATCTGTCCCACTATTATAAGATTGAATTGCCATTATATTTTCCTTGTTTAGTTAGACAGCATTTTTACATGCTGTCTTGCAACTTCTTATACCATTCATCAAATGCTTCATCTGAATCATCCAAGTAGTCAGTCACTTTATTTGTGCTGGTTCTTCTTGTTGGTATAGTAGCTGCTTTTCGTCTAGGAGCTTCTTCTTTTACTTTTGTCCGTTGTTGTTGTTTTACTTGAACAGATTCTAGCTCTTTTTGTCGCTCTAACTCAATTTGTTGTAATTCCGCAGCACGTGATTGAGTGTGATACTGCTTGCCTGCTTCAATATAGTATTCAAGGTCGGAATGTTTCCCACCATCAATTACTTTCATTTTCATAGCAAGTGGACTAACTTTATCAAAAGTTCCATTTTGTACATCAATATGAAGTTCCTTAATTAACTCTGGATCTTTTGCAAATACATCTCTACTTGCATCATCCCATTGTTCTGAAACAACATTTTGTGTAATAACAAATTCTTTATCTGAAGAAATATCATCTATTACTTCTTTTAGTCTAAGTTCACTCTCATCACGTCCATAACTATTGGGCTTATAATTAGTTTCCTGATCCAAGTCTAAATCGAGTACATCTACGTTTGCTCGTTTAACTAAGTTAGTAACTGCATCTTTATTCCCTTTAAGAGCATCAATCATTAGATTCATATCATCTTCTGAGATCCCCTCATCTTCTAAAGCACTAATCATTTTACGATATGGAGCAATAGCTTGCATCTTCTTAGTATAGTTCATAGCTTGACCAAATACTTTTCCGAATTGATTCACAACTTCGTCTTGTGTAAATTCAAATTCTTGACCATTGGCTTTGTACTTATACTTTTTAATTTCAGCTTTTTCTTCGTCTGCTTTAGGTTGTGTTACTTCATCATTTTCAGTTTCAGTATTATCAGCATCTGTGTTATCAGTTTCTACTGGTACTTCCTCGTCTTCTGGTGTTTCACTGTCATGACCTTCTTCAGGGTCTGCGGATTCCTCTTCAGGTTGTTCCGTTTCTTCTTCAAAAGTCTCTTCATCTTCAGGTCCATCTTGTTCAGTTTGTGTTTTTACCTCTGGATCCAAATCTGTTTCTGGAGATTGAAGTTCAGCTCTTTCTTCAGCCATAGCAGCGGATAATTCTTCATCTGACATGTCAAATAATTCTTCTTCAGTATATGCCATTTAATTATCCTTCTACTGTTTCAGCATCTTCATCTTCATACTCAGCTTCATCTTCAGCTGCTTGACGCATAGCTTTGATAGTTTGAAAATGATCTTGTAGTGAACTTATAGCGATTAGCCCTTCCATTACATCTGTGCGTCTTCCACTAGCTTTCACTTGATCACTAGCTAAAATACTTACTCCACTAACTGCTTTGTCTTTAAAATAACCTTCTAGAATAACTTTCTTAAAGTCATCATTTACTTCTAAGCGATCCAATGACATTGCCATGTCAGTCCAGTAATCTAAAGGGTTTTCACCTGCTTGATGTTGATTAATTGTATCCATTAAATACATTCCTTTTTAGGTTGATGTTCGGATATTATCCGTTATGGGCATTATACAAACTTTAAACTTAAGAGTGCTTTAAGTTATTGTATGCCAATTTGACTCAAACCACCTTGTTGTGGCATCTGATCTTGTGCTTGTTGTTCCTGAACCTGCTGTTGAATGATCTGAATAGCTTGTTTTATAATTTCAACTGGAACTCCAACTTCAGCTAATTCCTGAGGATTCTTTCCTGACATAAGTAATTGAATTACTTCTTCTACAGTTATACCTCCAGCTACTTGTCCTTCTTGAATAGGATTTTCAACAGTAACTCCTTGTGGTTCTACACCCATTGTACTTAAGCCTTGTTCTTCATTCATTTTATTATCCTTTTTTATTTGTTTAAATTTTAACTAAAGCCCAAACTTGATAAGCCATTTCCACTATTGGAAATACCTATACCAAGATTAGCTAAAGTTTCTCCTACTGCACGCTTATGAATTACTGGTCCATATTTATTGAGTGCTATTCGTTCAATAATTGGACCGTGTTCTCTAAGTGTTGCTTCTGCTATTTTAGGAGCAGCTGCGTTAATTGCAGTATCAACTAGCTTTTTAGCTTCAGACTTTTTACCTATTTCTGCATATCTTGCATTATCTAATATTCCCATTTTATTATCTCCTATGCTCTTGGTATACCAATGTTGGAATCTCCATTATCAACTTGGATATTCATTTGTTTTATTTTATATTCTTCTTTAAGTGCAGCTATTTTAGCTTTAAGCTCATTCTCCATTTGAATCTTCTCAAGCTGAAATTGTTCATCTGTCTGATTGTCCATTTTAACAAATTTAAGATCTTCCATGTCTGCTTTACTTTCAAGAAGTTTTGCTTGTGCCCTAAGTACTTCTGCTTGAGCTGATTTTTTAGCCAAATCTCCATCTTTGTTTTCAATACTTTCAGTATATATTTTTTGAATATCTGCTTTAACTTTTGCAATATCAGCTTTTGCTTTTTCTAGTTCTATTTGTTTTAGTTGCTCTTTAATTGGATCTTGCTGAGGTTTATAATCTTTAATATCTTTTTCTAATTTAGGCATTCTGTTTAATCTAGCTATTTCACCTAAAATTAATTGTGTCATTTCAAATGGTAGGTTTGGTCCCATCGTTTGAAGAAGGAACCCTAGTTCATTTCTTTTAGCTGTATCATCTTCAGGTGTACTAATTTCTATATCTAAATCAAATCTGCCTTGTAGCTCACTTTTTCTTATTGCAACATGTTCATCATTAGTAGCTCTAACTACTTCTTCGTCACTTAAGAATTCACTATTATATGACATCCATTTTCTAATTAATGGTTTAATTAAATTCTCTGCAATGTTCCTTACTTTGTCTAGTCTTCTGATTGCTGTACTATCAAGCACACCTCTTGCTGCTGTAGCACTAGATCCAAGACTCCCGCCATTAATACCACCACTAAAACTTTTAGTACCTGTTAGACTATCTACTTCACCATTCATCATCTGTAACATTTGAAATGCACTGTTTGGTATAGCATTGTAGCTACCCTGCCAGATATCTCCAGGAGATCCATTGAATTCAAAATTCTTACCATCTAACATTCGTTTCTTTTGAACTGGATCTAATGCACCTTTACGAATACCTGTTTGTCCATTGTTGCTAGAAGCCATATTATTTATAATACCTCTAGTCACAGCTGTAATTACTTGTTGCTGATCTTCAATATTATCTATATCATTTTCACCATGCAATTGAAATGGAACACTATCTGCAGCACAGCTTAGGAATGGAATCTTTTTATCTGGATATGGGTTGTCTTGCAATCTAATAATTATATCATCTACCCAAACACAAACTATTGGTTCTGCTATTCCATCTCCGTTAATATCATAATTTCCCCAATATTCATGAACCAACAATTTCTTTCTAGGTGCATCTTTAAATTCAAAGTTAGTAGGATCTGGATCTTCATAATCTAGATCTTCTCTAGTTCCAGCTTTTGCAACTTTATCAAGGTTTTTATATCTTGGATCTTTTCGCAATGTACTTAAATCAGTTTCATATCTATATATAAGAAATTGAGCTTTGTCTAAATTATCTTCACAAGTTGGATCCACATATATATCTTCACTTCTACAAACTCTTGCAGTAGGTTTATTTACAGTTGGAACCAATACTTCTTCTTCAACTTTAGCAATATATCTTTCACCAGTAGTTTCATCTATTTCTATAACATCAACTTCTTGAACTACTTTTTCTTCTTCATATTCCCATCCAGTTTGAACAAATACCGTAGCATCAACTTCTAATACTTTAAGTACTTTAGTCATAAAATTATATCTATCAAATTGTCTACAGAATTGGCTATTTAGTAGTATTTCATTTTGTCTTGCAGCAGGAACATCTTCATATGTGATAGGAGAAAATCTAACTAAATTAGGTGTACTTACAAATGGTTCTTTGAGAGAAGGATGAGCCCAAGCTTGTTGCCTCTTAGCTACTTTTGGAACAATCCTGCTTTTACCTTTTTCTTCATTTCCGTAAGGCTCGCCATTATAAACACTTCTTCTTTGTTTAATTTCTGAATCTATTTGTTTGCGAGAAGTATCGGCAGCAGCCATATCAGCTTTTAAATTAGCCAGAAGCTCTGCTTTATTTATTTTTGGTTTGTTCATATAGCTGGTCCTTACTCTTTATTGTTTGTATTATAACATAAATAAACTTTATTGTATTGAGCATATTTATGTTATAAAATTATGGATTAAATAATACTATTTCTTTTTTGCCAGTATTTGCTACATCTAGATGAATCCAATTCACTTTGTCTTCAAGTCTTCTTATATATGGAAAATGATTTTGATTTTCAAGTATATATTGTCTAACTTCTTCAGCATTGTAATTACTAAATACAATATCAAATGCATTACCATAACTATGCTGAGACCCATAGCTATAATAAGGGCTATCTGGCGTTCTTATCCCACTCCATTCTCGGTTCCCTCCCCAAAAATAATTATTTATAGTCATAGTTCCTAAATTGAAATGTTCTTTCAACTTATCAATACTTTCTACTAGCCTTGGATCCACATATCTCCAAGCAGCTTCACCATATTTCTCATACATCTTTTTTGGTACTAACTCATGAATTTTAAAATGTTTTGAATGCATTTTTTATTTTCCTTTTACTACATTTATACTATTCACGCCAAACGATGCAGTTACTATTGTAGCCCATGAGGCAGTTATAGGAGTGAAGAGGTCTGTCATTAATTTAGACGCTAATTTAGCTCCATCAACATCTCCTAGCTTAAAAGCTACTATAAAGATGAGAATTGATGTTACAAACAAATAATACCCGTACGCCCAACTAGCAAATGTTGCCAAGTTTCTTCTCATTTTGCCATTTGGATCCAACACTTTAACAAACAGAGACTTAGCTTCAGCATCAATATGTCCTGCTTTTGCTTTTTCTAAGTCTGTGTCAATCCACTCTTTAGCAATATTTTCAACTGCCTTAGTAGCTCCACCTGTAAATATGTTTGCTATTGTTCCCCACATTATCTATCCTTTCTGTGCATAAGATCTGTAGTATCTTTTATGTTTCTTTCTAAGAGTACAGTTATTCTTGAATTTATTGCATCTACTTTACTAAATGCCTGAACCACATAAGTTCCAAATGATATAGAGTATAATATGGTTAATCCAACTGCCCATCTAATAGTAGTTGGTGAGATTTTATTGCTATCGTTTTTATCTAATTGTTCTATACTCATCCTATGCTCTTCTGTAACACCTATTAATCTAGTCATATCTCTAGTAAGCGATTCTACATCTTTATGCAGAAGACGAACACTGTTGCATCCATTTTCTGATTTTTGCAACACATCCATCTCATCTATACGCAAGTGAATTCTCTTAGTTTTTTCTACTAATTCTTTGTCTCGTCTTTCAAAAGACTCTTTTATTTCTCTATCTATAGTCTCAAGTTTATTGCTAAATATAGCTTGTTTAGCTAAGTATTTACTGATATCTTTTAACTGTTCATTAGTTTCTGTTTGAGCACTCACTAGATGTTCAACACTAATAACTAGTGCTTTAATAGTTGTATCTTGTTTAATTATTGCATCATCATGTCGTGTTAGCAAGTCTTTCATTGTTTCTTCTGTCATGGTGCCTCTTTGAGTATATTTGAAATATATTCTTCTAATCTTTTAGGATTTAGATTATTTATTTTGTTTAATCCTCCACCTACCCAGCACAATAATAATATTCTAGCTACACTTTCATCACAAGTCAATTTGTTTTTTGCACCTATATCTAATTTTAGTCCATCAGAGAATATTATGTTAGCCCAGTCATATTGCATACCTAAAAAATTTCTAGCTTTTGCTATCATTGCATCAGATTCTTCTTTTGACACCTCAAAGCTATATAATCTCCATTTATCTTGATTAAGTTGTATAATCTTTTTTCTAAATACACCATTACGTGTAGAAGCTGACCACCAGCTAACTTTATCAAAACTGATTTCTACATGACTTGGAATTAGTTCCCATTTACCATTAAACTTGTCTTTAAAGTCAGCAGTCCACCAACTGATAAATTTATCAATCGTGGATCCACCTCCTATATAAAATGCTACTGTTGCAGTCATAATTATACTCCTACAACTTTTGCAACTTCTTGCATACCCAATTCAAGTGCTTCACAAATACTTTCAACTTCTACTTGATGAACCAAATTGTCATAGCCTTTCCAACCTATTGTAGTATCTTTATAAATAGATTGGTAAGCATCTTTTGCACTTGTATCATCAGCTAATGCTTTATTAAATTTATAATTAGCAAGACTAACTACTGCACCCATATTAGAGATAGCTTTACCATTTGCATCATAAGCTACTGTATTTGCAGTTACAGATAATGTATCTAATGTTTTCTGCTTTTCTACCTTAGCTTTTTCTTTGAGATAAGCAGCAAGGGGTTCATAACTATTAATTCTATCTTCTGTAATTTCCGCTGTTGCATAAGGTCTTATAGGTTCAGTTTCTTCTGGTTCAACTAATATTCCGTCATCGTCATATACAGCCTCTTTAACGACTTTAGTTTCATTTAGCCACTCAGTATATGTTAGATAGTCTTCTGGCGTTCTAACCTCATTGCCATCTTCATCTGTAGCAATATATTCTATCTTTACTTGTAGGTACTCAAACTCATCAGGTTTAGGATTATCCTCAGTAAAATTAGCTTCATCATATTTAGCTTTTTCATCATCTGTCATGTCTCTCATTGACGGGTACAGTGCCTCATACTCTTCATGTCTAGCTTTATCCCAAGCAGCTTTGTCTTCTGCTTGATAATATTCTTTAAGTAGTTGTTTAGCACCTTGAACTTTACCTTTCGATAAAGCCAAGTCTATTTTTTCTAATTTAGTCATCTATACATCCTTAAGTAAATTTAGTGGAGTTGAAGCAATAATAGTTCGGATAGTATTTCCATTAACATCTGTTGCAACGCCATTAGTAAGCTGTTCAAACTCTCCACTATCTCCGTCAAATGGATTAGACCATGTTGCAGTGTCTGATACAGTTATCTTATCTGCTAATGCTCTATATAATAGTTTTGATGTTTGCTCTTGATACACTTTGTCTATAGTCAATTCAGTTGTCGTATCATCTTCAAATGTACTAGTACCATCCCAACCACTAGCTAGTTCTTCAATCATCCATTGAGCATATAACTCATTGTTGTCATCTGATGCTATTGTTAGGAATGCTTTAGATGCTTTGTCTCCTGAATTGTCTAATGTTATAGTTTTATGACTTGGTTCTGTAACTATTAATCCATCTGTATCAACTATTACATTACCTATTGTATTCGTCTCTGATGCGCCTGTACCAGTACCGACACCAATCAAAGATGTGATGTTATTCCCTAATGATATCTCATTACTATTTGTGGCAACATACTTCTCTAATACATATTCAGTTTGTTTAGAGTCTTGTATTGTAGCTACTGGGATTGAGTCAGTACTGCTTACTAATGCAAGATCACCTGTATTTAATGTTTGAGTTATCTTATTTTCTACATAATCAGCAACTACTGTTTCTGAGCTATATGTAGGTTTATCTTCTTCAGGATTTGTACTTACTATAACATTATGAACTTTTTTAGCCTTAGTGTTACATAATAAAAATTCAGTTTGTCCTGCTGGTGTTATATTATTACCATTCTGATCAATCAACGCAGGTTCTACTCCAGCTACTACTTGCTCATTTGCAAGTTTATCTTTTAGTATTTGTGGGTATAAACTAGGATCACAATATGCTCTAGTTACAAATTGTTCTCCTACTTGTGTTATTGGTAGTTGTTTTGTGAAAAATACATCTTTTTCAATAACTAAATCTATGGTTCTATCAATATTCAAATACCAATTACCAGCATCTTCAGTATTGAAGTCTTTAAAGACAAAAGCTTGTCCTTCATGATAACCTGTTGTTCCATATAAATATGTGGGGAATGTAGTAAAGTTTTTCTTTTGTAGACCTATCTTAGTTTGAGTAGAACTTCCTAATGTTTCTATTGCAGCGATCATCCCAACAGCATCACAAACTCCACCCTTACCACTAACTCCATCGCTAAATTCTTTACTAGCTAATTCTGGTAAGTTTGTTTTAGTTGATGAGTATCGCATGTCTAACCATTGGCTAGGATAAACTATATCAAAGAATTTAGAGTCTGGTCTTCCTAACCCAACTCCTCCAGAAGAACTTATTCCTACACTTTCGTAAATATCGTGTAAGCTTCCTCCATCAGCAGACACAGTAAATAAGTCTGCTGTATTTTCGGCTATTTTAAATACTGCACTCTCATACCATTTATTTGAAGCATTTCCATTTGTGCTTCCTTTTGTTCTTGCATGTCTTACACAAGAAAACGGACTCAGCATAGGATGATAAGCACCCTTATTTAATGTCTGCCATCTACCGATAGGAGTAATAACATCACTACCTTTGCTAAACAATCCTCCACCTAAACTAGCATAGCCATTGTTAGTCAAAGTTTCAGTTGTACTCTCTTTAGCATAAGCATCATTCATCAATACATCATAAGTATATGTACCATCATCTTTCATACCTACAAATACTTGATTAGATATGTAATCAGCTGGTTTGAATTTACTTGAACTTAAACTTTCTCCATCATCTGTATCTTCTATTGCTTTGAAAGTGTCATCTGCTATTTGTACTGAGATGTTGTCAGTGTAAAATGTAGTAGTAACATCAGCTGTGTTTCTCAACATAAACGTTACAAAACCTTCCGTAGCTGTAAATATGATACTGTGTGTAGCTTTACTACTGTTTGTATATAATATTGTAGTATTCTCAACAGTGTTTGGTAATCGCAGTTGATAGTTGTCACCTTGTGTCATGTATGCATCAAAGCTAAGACTATATTTAACACCTGCTACTAGCCCATCAATATGGTGTATTGCTGCCTTTGTATTTGCTGTAATGTATACTTTAAGCTCTCCACCTACTACAGATAAGTCGATATAATCATATTGAGTATCCTCCCATCCATCTACTGTACCATCTCCATTATCGTGTCCAACTTCTCCATCAGCTACATCTTCAAATGTACCATTGGTAACCAACTCTTCCTTATCAACTACAACATAATCTCCTCGTTTAACCTTACCATCAACAACCAATCCTGTACTAACTTCAGCAGTAACATCTATTCTCTCATCAGCATCATCACTATCTACACCATCATTAGTAATCTTGGTAGCTTTAACTTTATAACCATCATTATTAACTGGTAATGTAAATGTAAGTGTTTCAGCACCTGTACCATTTACTGTCTGAATTCTAACTACTGCATCACTATCTGACTTATCGAGTATTTCTACTTTGATACCATCTGTTGTAGACTTAACTCTACATTTGATTCTAGTGTTAGCTGTTTGAGCAGGGATGTTATCTAGTATAGTTCCTATCTGTGCATCTGTAGCAACTCTGTTTCCTGTAATTGAACCTGTACTAATTGGGTCAAATCCTACTACATGCACATGAGGCACAAAGGAGTTATTGCCCTCTCCATTAAATCCTGTTCTATCATTTGTTATATTTAGGTCTATTGCAGATATTTCTCTTACTGAGATGTTGTTGATAACAAAAGAAGAAGAAGATTCTATAACAATTAAACCATTGTAATTAATTTCAGGGTGAGCAAAATGACTATCTATGAAAAAAGTATAAAACCCATTCTCCGAAATTACTTTGTGTGTATCGTAATAAGCAGTTGTTCTTCTTGTCTTAAATGAAACATCAGCTGTAATATTGCTTATTGAAAGAGAAACCTGATATAATTTAACAGCATAATCAATGCCTAAGTTATGACTTGTATTTGTTATTTCTACATCTTCACTAAAGTCTCCATTAACAACCAACTCTTCACCCAATATATCAACTACTTTGCCATCAACAATATACTGTTCTTGCATATTAGCAACTTTAAGAATATTGTTGGTAGATGTTTCAAATCTCATATCTTTCTTGCTACCGACATAACCATTAAATGGGTGAGTAGCATCTATATTAGCTAGTGTGTTCTGTACATCACTATCCTTACCTATTAGTACCTCACCTTCATAGGTTCCATCTGTACCTACAGCAATTTTACCATAGTTCTTATCACCAGGGGTCAGCTCTTGCATTACCTCTCGTTCTGTTAAAGCTCTACTTCTAGATCCAGTACTATTCTTATTTAATATTTTCATTTATATCTCCTCTACTGCTATTAAACTGTCTAAAACAGCACCATCTACACTCACATCTCTACCATCAATTGTTCCACTTGTAATTAAATTAGGTACTGTCACATTTCCAGTAAACACTTGCCCTGCTATATTTGCCTTAAGATCCAGTGCTTGTTGCTGAGTTGTATTCATATCATCTAAACCAATATTTAATTGATTATTTACAAAATCTTTACTGGCTAATGTTATTATATCACCTGTTGCCATGCTACAATTCCTCCAATGCTATATCACCATTAATTACTCGCAATCTATAATTCTTATCAGTTTCAGAATCATCATAAATTACATCACTAGTTGCTGTTTGCACTTGAGCTGCTACAAAAGGTTTGTTCTTTATGTAACTATCATCATCGGTATCAGTAGTAGTCCAATCAGACTGAACATTAACTTCTGCTTCAGACTCTATGCCATCTAGCTTGAATTTATCACTATCCGTCATTAGTCCATCAGTACCGTCAGTACCATCTGTACCGCCATCAACAGGCACAAATAAATTACTCAGATCCAATGTAAAAGTACTATCATCATCTCTAGTAAAAGTTACTTCACCAGTTTCACTATCTAATGAAGCGGAAGTAATTCTTGCTAAATTTGTATCATCTATATATTTGGATAAGTCAACATCTGTAGTGGTTCCCTCTTCATCAACATAAGACAATGTGTCTGTGTCTGTATCAAAACTTAGGGTTGTTACTGTTGCATCTAATTCGTCTAATCTTGTTGCTACTGTATCATCTATGAGTGTGTCTAAATTTGTTATAACTCCCATTATTATACCTCCTCTACTATAGTAACACTTTCAGAAGTATAGCCTGTAAGTGCATATTCTAAATCACCGGTATCACTGTTGTATGTAAATTCATAATTTGGTGTCATTCCATTTTCTCCAGGAGTTCCTCTAGGTATAGTAATAACATTGTTATCTTCATCATACTCAACCATTGAATCATAACTACCAGTTTCTGCTGAAAGTGTTTTAATTGTGTTTACTGCATTTTTAGCAGTAGTCTCACTGTCTTTTGCATTTGTTTCAGAAGTTTTAGCATTTACTTCACTTAAAAATGCAGCTTCTCTATTTAATCTTGATTCTTCAGCTTTATTAGTAGCTATTACAGCATTGTTGTCAGCTAATAAAATCTCATCCATATTCGGAATAACATCTGAAACTATCTTTACAATATTGTCACGTTGATCGGCAACTGTTGTTACATCCGATACTACTGGAGCAACAGCATTTACATCTGAGATATTATTTGAAACAATATTTACATTATTTATATTTGTTGCAGTCGTGTCAATATTGGCTATATTTGATGCATTTGTATCTATAGCATCTGTATGATTTTTTACAATATCAATATTATCTATTGAGCTAAAAACTCTGTCTATATTTGCTATAGATGTAAATAATCTGTCTAATGTAGTTTTGTCATTGTATAAGCTATCTAGTGTAGCTTTATCATTTAAAATACTATCAAGAGTAGCTTTGTCAGCATACAAACTATCAAAAGTTTCTTTATCATCATACAAACTTGTAAATATATATTTATCAGCATAGATACTATCAAGAGCTACTTTCATATCTATAACATCTTGAATTACAGTTGCAACACTAGCTACATCTACAACAGCAGACATGTTGTTAGCAACAGAACTTATTTCACTTAATTTTTCTTTTACTACAACTATATTGTCGTAATCTGTTTTAGTAGTTAATCTATCTATGGCAGCTTCAGTAGATACTAAAGAACTAATTTTTCTCATTATACAAATCCTCTATTTTTGAATTTTTTAGATACTAAATCATCTGATGTAATTAAACCTTCTAAAATAACTCGTTTGCAACTATTCTCAAACCTAACATAATGAGATTGATTTTCAGTATTCAATTCTCCACTTACAGATCCATGTCCTCTATATCCTACATAGTTTAGTAATGCTTCCAATAATTGTGGTGGTAGTGGAAGCAAGTCATCAACAGAAGTAATAAATTTAGGTGTTGCTCTGTAAATAATAGATACAAGAACACCCTCAGCTGTAGCTGGAATTTCAACTGTGTTATAACTAGGTGTGTTTATACCCATTATATCATCTTCATCATTCATTGTCATTTCTTCTACAAATCCATCATCTGAAGTAGTATAGGCTCCTGTAATTATTAAAAGTTCTTTATCTGAATCTGTAGAAACATCTGGATCTGTTCCATCTAATTTATATGTAGTTTTTCCATCTCGCAAAGTAATAATTGCTTCAGCTTCTTTAAGTGGAAATCGTTTGTATAATTCAAGCAATCCTAGATTTACAAAACCTAATACTGCTGAATCATCAGTCCTGACTGCCAATTGTTTTAACTCGGCATTCTTTGCTAAATTTATTACATCCTGTGCAGTCATTATTCTACCTTGCATTATTTAATTGCAAGTATTATACCATAAATTGAATAAGAATATTTCTATTTAAAATATTTCACTACTACCAGAATTACTTTCATCATCATCAATATGTCCCCATATAGACGCATCTATTCTATCTAGGTTATTTTCTGGATTCATCATTGGTTCTACTGCAGGAATAATAATGTCAATCAATGTTACTAACTGAGTTATTAAATCTGGACCATCATCAGATCTAGTAAATCCTTCATGAGTAGCACCTTTTATTTGTTGCAGAAATTCTTTAAAATCATCAGTATCTTTTAAGTGTTCTGGAAAATACATTTTACCAACTAGCAAAGAATCAGTTACCGCTATTCTAAATCTTTCATGTTTTTTAACTCCACTACTTCTACTCAAAATACCTTTTCTTTCATTACTCTTATTATTTCTATCTCTAGCAAATGTATAATAATCTGCTCTTTTCATCATCTCTTGCTCTAATGAATAAACATGAGCTCCTTGATTTCCATCTATTTCTACACCGATTTCAACATATCTACCCATTCTTTTATATTTAGCAGCTAGATCCAATGTCTTAGCATATTGTTCTTTCATTCCCATTTTGCGTAAATACAGATCCAATAAAAAATAATCTCCATTATTGCTAATAGCCCATGCAGCTATTCCACTGTAATCTGAATTTTCTCCACTTGTTGTAGTATAGTCAGTTGTAATATATATATTGTATGCCCATAAATTGTTTATTACATTTTTTGCATCATAATATTTGAAACAACTGTCTGGAACCAATCTGTTAGTATTACTTGTTAGTCTAAGCATTCTTTCCTGCATAAATGATTTCATTTTATTGGATCTTTTAGAATTTATAACCATTGACAATATTGTTTTAGCTGGGTGCATAGCTTCCCATGAGCTGACAATATCTTTAAGTTTTACATTCTCTGTATCAAAAGTATTTGCAATAGGAATTAAACATGGAGTATAAGTCTTAGAAGTGATGGTTCTAACATTATTATCTTTATAATGAAATGGTGTAAATGTCATAATAATTCTACCGTTTCCTCCACCCTTAAGGGCAGCTTCTGAATCAGAATAAATTATACTATCTATATTATCACTAATTGTTTTAGAATATGCAGCTGATTCATTAAGGATTATATCGTCCATCTCAATTAAATCAGGTCTTCTTTCACCATATCTAATACCACGAACCCCTGTACCAATACCAGCATATCTAATCATAAACGATCTATCTTTTTTTGGTCCTGTTCCTTTTCTAACAAATTCAGTTTCCGTTTCAGTATATCTAACACTCTCAAAATAGTTATTAATAAATACACTATCCTCACACATTGCTCGAACAGCTAAAGCATTGGTTCTAGCTCCACCTCTTGTTGATGCAGCTAATATAAGGTAGAAATATACTTTACCTATACCATTAGGAAGTTTTCCTTTAATAGCACTATATACTCCAAAAAATGATATAACAACTGTACTCTTTGCAACACCCCTTGAACAACAAAAAGATATTCTTAAATGATTTATCTCTATTTGTTCACAAACTTCATCGCTAAAGGGGAATAGATGAACATCATGAATTTCATTCAATAATAGATCCACCATAAAATAATGTGCTAATGGTGTTTTAAATTCAAAATCTCCACCTTGCACTAATCTCATTAGATTGAAAAACTCTAAAGCATTATCACTTGGAGTATATCCAGGGAAACTAGCATCATATGAATCTAAAGCAAGATCTATATCGAAAGTGTCATCATTGCTATCTGCAATAAGCTTTACAAAATCTTCTTTTGTATCTTCATCCACATTGCCACTTGTTAAGTTTTTTGCTTCATCTTCACCATAGAGAACTTTTAATTCTTCAAATTCTTCTTTTGTTATTTTTGACATTTTAGTCTCCGTTCTCTGCAGTTATATTACTGTAATCAACTTCTATAACTTGAACATCCTCTATTGATTCTCCACTCTCAAGTCTTTGTTTTTGCTGCTTAACTAATTGAGCTAATTGATCATTCATTTGTTGTTGAATTGATAGCTCTTCTTCTGACTTGCTAACAGTAAGATCAATCTTAGCTGTTTCAGGCATACTAGTCATCTCAAACAAAGTCTTAGCTGCCAAATGCTGGACCATAGGTGTTACTGTCATTGGTTCTCCTTCTGCAGTAGTGCTGGATCTACCATTCATTAAATCATACTGTTTTTTAACTGCTGCATGTGCGTATGGTGCATACTGAAGATGAAATGGTATTAACATTTCCTTATCTATCTCTTGAACCAATGCACTCTTGTTATACATAGATACATGATTATCTATTTGCATACCATTTTCTTTTAATCTAGCATATTTATCTGGAAATACTATTGACCAAGACTTTTCATTGCTATAGTTTCTTTTTAAGTTGCAGTATTTTACAGCATTAATTAATTCACTTAATTTTGCTCTATCTACCTTTTTAAGAATAAACATATAACTTAGAACTTCTTCTTCCATCATATCCTGTGGTAATCCAGTATCATTCTCCATATTAGCAATTAGATCCAATATAGTATCTGTTACATTATGTTTGCTTCCTCTCGGGAGCATCTCTTCTAGTCGTTCCTTAGTAATGTTTTGAGAAGTTTTTGGGACCATCTTTCTTGCTCTGCTATCTGGCTTGAGTAACTTTTTTTTATCTACTTTTGTTTCTTTAGCTTTTACTTCTGGCATGTTGATTCCTTGATTAATTTTAATGCATATTTTATATTGAGGGTATAATTTAATTATCCTCTTATAGAGTCTTTGTAGCAATTGTATCTAAATAATATGTTGAAGTCAATTTGTGTAGAAGATGATGAATATGGTGGATAGTGTGAGATTCGAACTCACATGAGTATTACCTCGCATCATTAGCAGTGATGTGCAATACCATTATGCGAACTATCCATGGTTGCGGTAGATGGGATCGAACCACCGAATAACAGGATCAAAACCTGCTGCCTTACCGCTTGGCTATACCTCATTGTTTTTTTTGGCTCTGGTGGTAGGAATCGAACCTACATATTTATGATTAACAGTCATACCTCGTACCAGTTGAGTACACCAGAATATTTGGTGGGGACCGGTAGATTCGAACTTCTCACCGAAGTACATAATTTACAGTCATGCTGCTAGATCCGACTAGCTTTCGGTCCCCATTTGTTTTTTATATTGAAAAGTAATTGTTGATTTGTTTTTGTGAAGTCAAGCAACTACTTTTCAGTAGCTACTTGGTAGCTACTATTTTATAGTTGTGAATAACTATAATTATATTGCTGATTGCTGAATACTGATGCATCAATTATTGTAAACATAATTATAGTCCTTTATTTGTTTTGTATCGTATTGTACTGTTAAGTATATTAAATACATCTTAAATACAATCTAAAGCTCTATGCTATTTTTTTACGATTGCTTAATCTTTTTTCTACTTCTTCTTTATTCATCCACATATCTGTTCCAGCTAAAATCTTATTGATTTCTCTTGAAGTTAAAAATCCATCATATACAACTTGAAATAATTTTTTTGTTTCTTTTTCCATATATGATTGCTGAGCTTTAATCTCATTTGCTTTTCCTGAAGATCCACCGCTCCATGCGTGAATCATAAATGCAGCAAATGGTGCAATATATATTTCGTCCATAACTAAAGCTAGCATTGTTCCTGCACTAGCTACAGTTCCGCTCAGTTTACCAATTGTTTTAGCTCTGCAATTCTTAATTGCATCCATAATCATACTGGCTGTATCTAATACTCCACCAGGAGTATTTAAATGAAACTCAACTATACTATCTTCATCTAAATCTGCAAGAAGATCTAATAACTCTCCATAATCTGCCATATGTCCTATCTCATCAAGAATATATACTCTATAATATTTATTATTTACAGTTACAATTGGTAATGGCTTATCCCATACACTTCTATATTCATTATTATCTACTGGTATTTCAAAAGTCATTCTTATTCCTTAATATTTTTATGTTCTTCATTTTTGTTAATCATAATTGCAGCCACCATGACTGCAATCGACAATGTAACAGCTGTTGTCGTATATACATCAACAAACATATTATTTTAATGCTTACTAAATAGTTTTTCAGCAAATTCTACAATAGGTGAGCGTTTTACTTTAGTAAACTCTATTGCAAACATTTTAATATCCACTTCTAAGCTATTGTTGTAAGCTTCTTCAAGAAGTACAGTCATACCATTATTATATTTAGTCACATATTTGCTATCAATTTGCTTTTGAGATCCAATTACTATTAATTTGCAATTATCACCTATGCGTGTAAGAACTTTCTGTATTGTAGCAACACTCATATTTGTAGCTTCATCTACTATTAAAATTGTGTTATGAAATGTTCTTCCTCTGAGTCCTGTAGTTATTATACTGGACATACCACATGATTCTACTAATTTATCTATTTTTTGAGCAACCAAAGTATCGATAGTATTTATGTCTTTACCCTTAGTATCCATATTGTTCCTAACTAGAAAATCCAATGTGTCTTCCATAGGACCCAAATATATAGACATTTTTTCTTCATTCCCAGAAAGATAACCTATATCTTCTCCTAACTCTTCATCATTTATTGGGGATCTAATATAAATTATACTTTCATATTTATCCTTGTTTGTTTGAAGTAACCTTATAGCATTGCTAACAGCAATTATGTTTTTACCTGAACCTGCTAAACCTTCTATTAAAACTATATCTATATTTGTATCTTGTATAGCCTTGCTAGCTAATTTTTGTTCTAAATTTACAGGTGATACCATTTGACGCTGCAATGCCTTATCTGTATCTTTTCCTATTACATTTATTGTTTTATTGTTAGTTATTATTGTTGGTTTAATTTGCCTTGTATTGCTATCTGTAAATATATAACTATAGATACCTTTGTGATAATCATCATCTACATCAGCTATGTTTTTATTATGTAGCATTTTAAAAGTATCTGAATCAACAGTTATTTCTTTTGTAAATTCAAGCTCCACATCATCTACCTCTCTTAATTGCTCAGTCTTTAAACCTAACGATTGAGCTCTGATCCCACAAGCTATATCATTAGTAATAAAAGTTAATTCATTATGAGCAGATAATTTAGCAACTTCAGAATAAGCAATAGTTGCATCTATGATTTTTCTATCATTAATTACATTACGCTCCATACCTACATAACTTGGATATTCTCTAAGAGATACTATATTGATTAATTTATCTTGAACTTTATATTCAACAACGGTAACTTGATTTGCATATTCAATTGATGAAAGATATTCACCAGCTGTCATTATTCTGCCGAACTCTCTTGCTTGATATCCTATTTCACCTTGAACGCTTTTTTTACTGTCAAGCTCATCCAGCACTGTTTCAGGAATAACTATTATTGAGTTATTGTCTCCTATAGTATGTAAGTTATGTGCATCCAATAATAGAATATTTGTATCTAAACTGTAAACCATTATAATACCCTCATTTTTATTTCTTGACTTTTATCTTGGATCCCAACAGCTAAAAACAAGCCATCTAATAATATTGTATTAGTATCTGGAATTGTAAGTTTTCCTACTGATTCTGCTTCTCTCATAAGTTGCTTTGCTGTCATTGTATTGGTAACTATAGTTGATGGAAATCTACTTGTTATTATCCTAAAGTCTTCCATCTCTTGCACTAACTTTGTCATTAATGGAGCTACACTTTTACCCATATGAATCCTTTTTGCTTAATTATGGACCAATAATATAGTTATTAGGCTTCATATATTCTTAATATGGGGTATTTTTTGGAAAGATTGGAGTTATATTATTTGAAGTTGGCATATATAGCAAAAGTTGGAACGATAATTGCTTATACATAAAAGCTAGACGAGATATATCCTTGTTTAGCTTTTATTATTCACTATTAGCTTTCCTTGTTTGCTAGCTGTGAGATTAATTTTTGAGCATCTTTTATTATATAGCTTAGTGATATTAAGTCATCATTATCTTTTAATAAATGCAGCTGTCTTATAATCTCTTTAGCACTCTCAGGCACATCTATATGGTTTTGTTCGCCTTGATCCTCATTTAACTTTTTTAATGCATCTATTGCGGCATTTAATGAAGCGTATCTTTTGGATCCAACAGTGATATATCTTGTCTTAAACATTTCATCCAGCAAATATCTACCTCCGCCTTTAATTTCATCAATCGTTTTACAATAAGAAATAAAAGCTTTTGATACTCCATGTTTTTTAGCATAAAAAGACATGTTATGATTATCCACTTTTGCGTTTTTGAGCCAATCGAGATATGCTACTACCGCTTTTTGTGATTTTGAAGTTTTGCGTCTTTTGTCCCAAGAGCGTATTTTGATTTCTAGATCTTCAAGTGAAGATACATTTACTTCAACATATTTCACATAATTAACGCCAAGCACTTCTAAGGCATTAATGCGATTTCTGCCATCAACTACAAACAAAGAACCTGCTTTTTTCCATATCTTTATTGGCTCAATTTGACCATTTTGAGCTATATCTTCAATCAAATCATTAAACTCTTCTCCATTCATAGGAGGAGTTAATTCAAACACTAATCTATGTACCTTTACATCATTAAGTGTTACTATGTTATAATTCTCTTTGAGTATTTCAAAATCCTCTTTGTAAATACCATTATCTGCTAACAATCTAAGGCTCTCTACCTGCTGTGTAGTGAGCGAACCATATGTAAAAACTTCTGAAACATTTTTCATTTCAAATCCTTTAAAAGTAAGCATATAAGGGACTTCCCTATATCTTCAAAAGTATATCATAATCACTGAACAAAAGTCAATAGGTTGAATTTTAAAAAAGGATTTGCCCCTTCAAACCACTTATTATAGGGATTTGATGTGTAAAAAAAGGCAAAAACCCGTTCACTTGTGAACAGAGCATTTATTTGTTCATTTTTTTTTGCTCATTTTATGTATTTGAATTTATACTTTTGTTCACCTACTATATATAGTGAACAGATAGGTATCAGATTTAAGACCCAAACCTCATGTTTTAGGGGTCTATAGAGGAAAACCTTTTTAATCCTTAACATCCTCACCACCCCATAGAGAACAGCGGGAAGCGAAGCTGGGAGCTGTTCTCTCTAAATTTATCTAAATAAAAATAAACCAGATTCCTTAACATTAACCAGAACCACATAAACATCATTATCATATCTAACAGCAGTATTCTTTATCTCATCCTTCTCACTATCAGCATAAGCCCAGTCAGGTAGCCATTGATAACTGACTTCTATTCTTGTGTCTAGTAGGGATCCAAACATAACAATCCTTTTTTATTATTATACTTTATTGTGCATAACAGACTTAATCGATATATATAATGTTCGCTTCGCAAGCTCAGCAAACATTATGTTTAGCAACCGCATATATCTTCGTTTCTTTGATTGGATAATTTTAGATAAGCCAAACCTTGAGGTTTGGCTTATAGGGGGAGGATTTTATTTTATACAGGAACCAAGTTTAAAAAAACATTTTAAAATAGTAGGGGTCCACTAAATAAGGAGAAATTTGAAATAAGTGCGAAATATATACAAAAAGACTTGGTTCCTGATAATCATATTCTACCATAATTTAGAACCAAATCATAACTATATAGTAAATTATATAGTAGTATATTAGTTGGATCTCTATTGTTTAATCTTCGGATTCAAGTTTATTTAGAAATATCTCTGCTTCATTTATGACTTCAGCTTTATCTTTACTTTCTGTTCCCACTGTAAAAAATATATCGTATTCATAATCAAATAATTTAGCATAATAAGTTTCATTATCGCATTTCTTTTTAATCTTTATTTCTACAAATAAAACATTTAAATTTACATATGAATTATTGTTTTTGAAATTATATATTATTGATTTTGCACAATTAATTATTTTATTTATCATCTTTCCGTTCCTTCTTATACACTATAGTCTCACATTGTGGACATTTGATTATCCCATCAATCAGAACCATCAATAAACTATCTTTGCAGTTACTGCAATAATGATGGACATAATATATTTTACCTCTCTGCATTGTTTATCCTTAATATTGGATCCATACTCATTGGTTCTCCTTTGAGTTTACAAATTATACCATTATTGGATCTATTTGCAAGAAGCATATATTAATACATAAAATAGTAATACTTTTATGGGTACTCTATGTTCGTACAAAAAAGCAGATATTGGACTTAATAGATAAAAAATTCTATGTTTGCACAAAAAAGTCAGAATGAGAAATTTGTAATTCGTGCAAAAAAGTAGAATGAGAAATTAGTGAAAAAAAATAATATTTTTGCACAAAAGAGTAGAAATTTTATAAGTAAATTTTTTTTGTTCGTGAATAAAAGTAAAAGTATTGTGAAAAAAAGTCAGAATGAGATTTAAGTAAAAAAACATATTTTCGTGAATAAGAGTAGTTCTACACACATTCAACACATTCACAAAGGAGTGCCCCCCCCCTTACATACATATATACAGCAATTTATATATATAGACATCATCTTTCCCCTTAGCTTGTATGACATATGGATCTATTATGTAGTATTACTTCTTCATTGAGAGAGGTACATCTGTACTTAAATTAAACAAGGAGACTATCATGTCTAATACATCTAAAGTTGAGCTCACTTACGAGCTGTATACATCTACTATTGAGTTGGTTCTATCTGTATGGAAAAGCACTAAGTTGTTCAGTGCAAAAGGTGACAAACAATTGATGCTTATCATTAATAGCAAACATACTTATGCTTCTATTATTAATACTAAGTATGCACTTGTAGAAGGACAACCTTCTATGACTTTGGAGACTATCTATGGCAAACAATTTGCCCAAGATGTAACCAGTGCAGTTATGCAAGAACTTCTACTTGGATCTCATTAGGATCCAATACATATAACCTTCTCATTGTAGAAGGTACAAACTAAATTAAATAAGGATCCATTATGGCATCATTCACAAAAGAGATTTCAAAATCAGTTACAGGTTTAGCACAAGCTGCTAACATTAATGTACAGGCGCTAACATCAATTACCGTAACAGCAGTAGAGTCAGGTAAAGAGATTACTGAAAATACAGGACTGTTTGTTAATACTGCCTTAAAAGTAGTAAACAATTATGCAGAAGATACGCTACGAGATAGCGAACTGATGCTAAAAGAGAATGATATCCGTAGAGATATCAAACTCAAGGCGCTATCTAAAGCGTCTAAAAACACTGAAATATTAGACACTATGTCTAATAAATATTCAGAGTCATTTCTGAAAGATGTAGCAGAAGAGTTGGAGTAATCCAATTCTATGCTATACATTATATATACAAAAGGAGATGTTATGAATTATGATTCAGATGATGGATCCTATATCAGTCCTCATTGGGCTAAATAGAGATCCAAGACTTAACCGTTAATTCGGTTAAGTTTCTTTTTTTTTTACACATAACACATGACACAATTCGCAGAGTACGGAGAGATGACTAGAGATTGATAGAACCAAATACCTTTTCATTTATAGAGGAATCTATTATCTCAAAGTACTGAGAAATATCTCTCTAAATTAGACATCATAATTATTAATAATATCTGTATACAATAAATAGTTTAGTTGTTTTAACATCTTGCCACTAAATTCAGATTTAAGTTCTCTAATCTTATCGTTTAGCATAGCTAGTTCTTCATCAGTGAATTCAGCCATATCTTTAGTTTTAGAAGAATCTAATATATCAATTTCTTTATTTTTAAAATGGTTATATACACTTAATAAACTATCAGTGAGTAGAGGAGAAGAATTAGTACCTATATTTATTTTTCCACCATTAAACATATGGTCTATAATATCTTTAGATACAAGTTTTCAGCAATTCTACCTCAAAACAATCATCTATCAAAAACTAAACAACTAACTGCTTAATTTTTAATCAATCAATTACTTAATTTTTAATTATCTATTTTAATATCAACTAAACAACATTTAATCAATTTAGATCCAATACAACATTAACTATCAAACCATATTGCCTTTCCATTGAATAAGTACAATCTAAATTAAACAAGGAGATTCAATGTTAACATTTCAACAACTATTAGGAATAACTTTAATATCAGCAAATATAGGTTTATTAATTTATATAGTAATCAATTATTTACTATATTACAAATCTAATTCTTAGAGCAATATTCGTATTGTTCTATAGAGCTAGATAATCTAGTTCAAATTAAATATAGTCTGTAGGAGGACAACATGAATAAAGCAACAGTAACAGCATTTGAAGCAAGAGTGGCAGAGAAAGTAGCAGAGCGTAAAGCAAAAATGGCAGAAGCATCTATGGATCTATTAGATAATGATGCATTCATGGAGACACAAGCTAGAATAGCTAATCTTAGTAATGAGATATCTAAATTAGATATTATCATTCATCAATTAAATATTAACATTACTCCATTTATAGCTAAAGATGGATCTAAATATAGTGTTAGAGTATTTCCAGTAACTCAATTTGGAATGGGGCTAGATAAATTAATAGGTATTATTACTGGTTCAGCATCAGCATTTACAGATGAGATGGCTATGCAATATGAAGCTATTGTAGGTGTACCATTTACAGAATTACAAATTACCAATCAAATACTAGGTACAGTTGATTATGTAAATAAAGATGGTATTTATGTAGAAGGTTTTAGAACTATGCATAAACAAGAAATACATGATTCAATAGACAACGATGAGCCATTAGCAAGTCTTAAAGCAGTAAAAGAGTGGGAGGCTAGTAATATAGATGAGCTATATATGTTACTACAATCTATTACAGTTAAATTAGAACTATATGAAATTTTACCTAGTAAAGAAAAACTAGTAGAATTAGTTAATAAATGGGAACAAACAGCTACTCGTAGAGCTAAAAAGCAATTAGAAGAGATTGAAAAATCTCAACAACTATCTACTTCTAATGAATTTACTTTAGAAGATTAGATAAATACTCCTGAATATGAGTATAAACTATTCAAATTTAAATAAGGAATATAAAATGGCAATAGATAGAAGAACAGAACTGTTTAATGGAAAATACAGTATGCCACGAATTAAAAATATGCAATCTAAAGATCCGAGAGCATATAAAGAATTGCAACATATGTTTGAAGCTATGTGGAGAACATATTTAATTAAAGGTGCTAAAGGTAGTATTAGTTTACCTTATTGGGCACAGAAAATTAAATCACCTAAACTGATGAATATAACTCTTCAAATATTATCAGAAGCAGGCTATATTATTATTAGTACTAAGCCTAATCAAAATTGGTCAGAAGCAAAACTAAATAAAGATAAGTTATTAGAATGGATTACTAAAGAAGAATTAGCCTCTATTCGTAAACAATTTAAATGGAATAAATATCTACTTACTAATATAGAAGTAGATGAAAAGTGTGCTAATTTAACTAGTACTAAAGGTGTTGTATCTGATACAGGATTATATAGACCAGGTTTTGCTAAAACAGGCAAAACAGAATTTAGTTTTGATATACCTACAATGAAACTATATTATTCAGAAGTAATTAAATTAGTTAATTATGGTATAGAGAAGACTTTAATTAAATATCCAATACTTAGAGATGATTTAGCTAATTATGGAAATATAGGTAAAGAAGTCATAGATTCATACATGTTAGATAGTAGTATCTATAACAGTGGTAATCGCACTTCAGATCCAAGAGGTAGAAATATAGCTGGATATCTTAATAAAATAGGCAATCCAGTTGGCTATAAAATTATGAGAAGTTTATTAGTTATACCTGAAGCTAATCGTAATATAGCTACAAAAAAAGGCTTAAAAGCTAAATATCTATTTATAGCTGAATTAGCAGGTTATAAATCTGGAACCATAGGAGGCAAAATAGCATATGGAAAACAATGTTATAAAACTAAATGGTATCCTGATTTAGATTTATCTAACGAAGATGAACTTAAAGAATTACCTGATTCCATATGGTTAGAAAGACTATATATAGATATAGATAATTACTTTAATACAGATAATTACAAATGGACAGTACCTATAGAGCTAGATGCTAGTGCTAGTATCAAAAGCTACTATGGACTATTATTAGGACATAAACCTTATCTAGTTGAATGTAATGTTATAGTTGAAGAAGATAAATTAAATGATGCTTGGGCTCATGATATGATAACTAATAGAAATCAAGCTAAGTCAGTTATGAGAATATTATATGGATCCAAACAACCTATCTTAGATATGTGGTCTGCTATGGACATAAAAGGTACTAGAGAAGAAGCTATAGCTATGGAAAAAGACATAACTACAGGAAATTTAGCACCTGCTAATCTCATGAAGCAATTTATGGCTACTCATTCCAATATGCAACCAGAAATGGAATTAAATATATGGAATGAGAAATTTATAGTTAAATGTAATAAATTCTACAATAGAGGTGAAAAAACTATTAAATATGATTTATATGATAGTTATAGTAAATCTATTAAAAGAATTCATCATACAGATACTATAAAAGTACCCAATTTACAACAATTTAGAACTTGGACAAGCACAGGATTAATCCATCATCTTGATAGTAGAGTTATGGATTATACCTGTAATATAGTCTATAATATAGCTAAATGGTGTATAGATATACATGATGCTATCATAGTTGATTGTGAATATGCAGAATTAGCTAGAGAAGTTTATGCATCTCAAATAGACAAACTATATAAAGATAGAAATAGTATATTAGAAAATTATTTTCGTAGTTTAAATATATCTGCTTCAACATTAGCAGAGTGGAAAGAAATTATGAAATTAGTAGAACCTGCAGGAGAATTTAAATGTTCTCCAATGGTATTAAAATAAGGAGAATAAATGAAATATATAGCTTTACTTACAGGAAATAGGAGAGAAGTATATACTTCTTCTCCAAAAGTGTTATTAACTAGAGTTAGAGAAACAGATGGTAAAGAATTTAGAGATCATTGTTGGATCTCTCTTTCATCAAAAATAGAAAAGATAATGCCTAAAGGACATAAGAAACCAATAAAAGTAGAAATAATAGCAGATACTATAGAATATCTACGAAGAGGAGTAGAGCAATCTATAACATTAAAAATAAAAAAGATACAGCGCATCAAATGATGTGTTGTGTTATTTTTTTTCTTTTATTTTTTTTGGAAGAAACAAAGATACAAAGAAAAGAAACATTAAAATAAGGAGTTTAAAATGTTATTTATCATAATGGGAATTTCAACTGCTTTTAATATACTAATTATATTTAAAAAAATAGAATTAGAACGCTATCAAGATGCTTTTTTTGATGGAGGACTGCTCATACTATTAACTTTAGTATTTGGAGGTTCCTTAGGAGGTATGATGGTTGCTACAGTAGCATCTTTTGTAATATCTTTCTATTTTTTATTTAATGAACCTAAATTTGATTTATTAAAAGAAGAAACAGAAAATATATCAACTGAAGATATGTCAACTGAAAATATATCTATTGATATGTTAAAAGAAAGTCAAGAAAGATTAAACAAAATATTAAAAAAATAAAAGGATCATATTATGAAAAGTTCAACAATGATGATATTATTTTGGATTTTAGGTTTAGTAAGTATTAGTTTAATATTAGTTTTTTCTATTGCTGCAGGAGTTATTATTTTACCAATAGCAATAGGAAGCATTATTTATTTTTTATATAAAATAAATAATATAAAAATAATTAATAAAAAAAGTTAAAACCTCAAATCAGATTGTTTTGAAAAATATCATTTTACTATATGTTCACTTCAAGACAAATAACAGTTTTTTTTAGATAAAATAAAAAAAATAGAAAAGTAAACTTTTTAAAATAAAATAATAAAAAGTTAACTTTTGTATATAAATAAAAGGATAAGAAATGGAATATGTAGGAATAGGAATTTTAATAGCATTAGGGATATATATTGCACCAGTATTAATACAAATAATACTAGTAACAATAATTTTAATTATTGGATCTATTGCTGAATTGTTTGAAAAGAAATAACATTGGATCTAACAATTAAAATAGGAGAGCTGTTTATAGACGTAATAAATGGATGATGAGTCTCGAACCTATTTATTAATTATTAAAGGAAAACAATGAAAATTTTAATTTTACTTTTATTTTTTTTTCTATATGGAAAAGCAGCTGTATTTAATATCTATAATTACAATTTACAAGGATTAATTCTTGAAAAAGGAGATATTGCAATTGTAAGTAAAGATTTTAAATACATAAAAGATTTCAAATCTCATGGAATAAAAATAATAAAATGCAATACAGAAATATGTAGATCCAATAATATATTAGATTTAAAACATAAATATAAAACAAATGGAATATCTGTATTGATTGTTAAATAAAAGGATAAAAAATGCAATTTGAAAAATTAGAAAATAAAGGTGATTTTATAAAGTATTGCTTAGAAAAAGATGCAGAAATAATAGATATAGATACAGCAATTCCTGCAGAAGTCTATAGTAATTGCAAAGCATTAGGAGTATGTACTACTCATCTTGTATCTATATATTACAAAGAAAGTGTATATGTAGAAAATATTATAGCAAAAGCTACAATATTATACTTTATGAATAAAAAGGAAGAATAATGTATACAAAATATGATTTAATAGAAATATCAATTATATTTTTTATAATAGGATTTTTAACAAATACAGCAATAATTGCATATATCAAATAAAAGGATAAATAATGGAAAAATTATATAACGATAAAGGTCAAGTGGCAGTAGCTGTTAGTAAAGGATATGGTGCAGGTTGGTCAACTTGGAATGATATCAATTCTATGGATAAACAATATAACGAGTTATTCTTCAAAGGAGATATAGAGGCTGCTAAAAAATTAGCAGAAGAAAATAATGAATATTTTGGTGGAGCAAGAGATGTAGAATTAGTTTGGTTAGATCCAAATACAAAATTTATTATTGATGAACATGACGGAAATGAATCATTGCGTATATTGGAAAAAAATAAATCATTATACAGCATAGAAAGGAAAATTAAAATGAAAGATCTAGAAATATTATTACAAGCTATTAATTTAGCTGATTATGACAATGTAAAAGACATTCAAATATCTTTACAAGATTTAGCAATATTAAGAGCTGAAATTATTGCATTAAGAAAATCTGTTAATCATTATAAAAAACAAGCAGATAAATTTGAAAAAGCATTAACAAAGTCAATTGTTGAACCTAAAATAGTTCATATAGATAACTATTGCTAATATTCAGGCAGTGCAAGACACGTAAGCCCTACTTTGCCATTATTGGCGCATAATTTGACGCTAGGAACAGACTAGTATGAAGCTCTAAGCATGTAAACTGAGCAGACTAATAGGAAAGACTATATAACTAAACGTAGTGCTTAGACACGTAAACCGTATAATGTTATTAAAAATTAAATTTTATAGAACTCTCTTTTTTTGAGAGTTCTATTAAACTTTAATATAAGGAATGCATATGAGAATAGATAGATATATTTTAAATAAATATACTACTAAAAAACATACAGATAGTTTAATGAATACATTTAGAAATAATCTAGATATAAAAATAAAAACAATGTATGTAAAAAGTAGTAATAGACATGGATCTATTAAAGAAGCTAGAACACAAGTTAATACTTTTGATTTAAATGAATGTATAGACTTTTTTAGCAAAGCAGACAAAAGAGGAATAACAAGCAAAGCTAGATCCAACAATCATAAATTTATGTTGCAATTAAAGCAAGAATTAGAAAAGGAGAAATAAAATGAAAAAATATACAGTAAAGTTAACAAAAGAACAGCTAGAAGAATCTAAATTTATATATCCATTATTTAAAAAATGGAAAGATTCTGGTGAAATTGTAAAATTTATTTTTATAACAGGAGGCATTACAGTATGGAAAGGAAATAACAAACATAATAAAGTAGGTTACATTTCTTATACTCGTATAAAACATACTGATGATAAATGGGAAAATATAGCTTATGATTTTAAAAAAGACTTATGGGATGGACAACCTATTAAATGCTGGAATAATAAAAATGCTCATGAAAAATATATCGGATTTTATGATGTTAAAAATAAAACCATTTATAATTATGATTATGAAGGTAAAAAAATAAAATGGATTTTTGATAATTATAAAGCACTTCCATTTTATAGATATAATGAGTGGATATTAGAAGCCTATAAAACATTAGAGAAATAAAATGATTACTTATGATATAGATAAAATAAATAAAGAACATTTAAAAATTACACTTAGATATGCAAGAAAGAACGATATTTATTATGACGATGAAATAGATCATAATTCAATAGATTTACATGAAAAAGATGTAGATGATATTATAGAAGGTTTAAAACTTTTAAAAGAAAAACAAAAAAAAATAAAAAGGAGATAAAAAATGTATGCAAAATATATAAGTTCAGATGGCTACGAATTTGATGATGAATGTGATTGGGCTAGATATGAAGTAGAAAGTTCAAGCAATCCATATTGTAGAGCTGAAAATTATGGTGGAAGAGAACCAAATAATGATGACAATGAAAGTTATTATGACTATAATGATAGTTATAACACTTCATGTTCATATAAACCAACTTATATAATCATTGCAAATTTTAAGATTATACACGAAATAGAAAAAGCTATATTATTAAAAGGAATACCAGATGATTGCTGGATACCAAAAGCTATGATATATAATAAAACAAAAAATGTTATCAAAGTATATAGTAATTTCGATAAAAAAGATATACTGAAACAAAATAGAATTATATAAAACAAATGATAACAACAAAAAAAATAACAGAAATTATAAAAATACTAAAAGAGAAATAAAATGACTAATGAAGAGTTAATAAACGAATTTAAAAGATGGATTTCGGCAGGAAGACCAAAAGTATATATAAGAAGCATAAGCCATTTTAAAGAAGATATATGGGAATTTACATATATTCCTAATTGGACTTCAAATACATATTATGTAGTAGATAATGCACATGCAGAATTTAGAAAATTACAAATTGAAAAACCGGATACCCAATTTCAATTATTACAATATCAAGAAGCAGGTTTAGACAGTAATAGTGAGTCTAAAGTAAAAGCTGTATGGGTGAATTGTAAACCTGATTGGAATTTGAATGAAAAATACAGAATTAAACCACTTGAATGGTATAACAATCCAAATATGAAGAATAAACCTGTATGGGTTAAAAGTCATAAAGACAATGAATGGGAAATAGATATCTTTTTAAGCTATCATAAAAACGATAGATTACCTTTTAATTGTTTAAACGATTGTTGGAAATATGCAAAACCAGTTAAACCTGAAGATTTATATCAAGGAGAATAAAATGAGTATGAATCTATATGCAGAGGATAAGAAAGGTAAAAAAGTAGAACTGTGGCAAACCCCTACTTGGATTACTTATTTGTGTTTTAACACACATGACAACAAGCAAAGAGAGTGGAAGGATACTTTATTTATATATACTGAATGGGTAAAAAGTCATTTGCAAGGTGTTTGGGATAGTAATGAAGAATATGAAGATATGAAAAGAGAAATTGATGACCATATTCATGAACTTCAATTATACAAACTTTTACATTTTTATATTATGTAATTAAATTTATATTATGTAATTAAAGGAGAATAAAATGATATTAACTAAAAAAGAACTAATAGAAAGACTACTAAATGGTAAAAAATTAACACCTAAAAATTATGAGAATATAATTTATTGTTATTATGATGAAACACATACTAACCCATTTCGTTATATGAATATTTTTTCAGAAAATACTCCAATGAACGAATCATGGAATGAAACAGAATGGAAAATATATAAGGAAATACCAATTTTCTGGGAACCAAAAAATGGAGAAAAAGCTTATTATATTGATATTGATGGAAATACATTAACTAGTGAAATATTGAATTGTGAAAATGATAAAGCTATCATCGAACAAGGAAATGTATTTAAGACAAGAGAAGAAGCAGAAAAAGAGTCAATGCTTCGTACTGCTAAATATAAAGTTAAAAAGCGTATATGGGAATTAAATAAAGGTAGATTTATCAAGTTTAAAGATAATGAAAAAAATTGGTCTTTCGACTTTTTAATCAAAGAATTAAAAAGTATTGCTTGGTCTAAATGTAAGCGTTATCCTAATTGGCAATACCTTAAAACAGAAGAATTAGTACAGCAACTTATTGATGAAATGTATAATGAGCTATTGCTCATTAGAAGTGAATAGTTATGTGGTACTTTATTTTAACTATACTTGTATTCCTTATAGGTATAAGACCTTTTATAAACTATAGAAAAGAGTATGAAACTAAAGTATATGGTTTTACTGAATTTGATGAAGATGATTATGTAATGTGGCTACTTGAATGGTCTATGATATCTTTAATATTTCCAATATCATTAATATTTATATTTATAATTTATATACTAAAAAAAGAAGATATAAAATAAAATTATAAAGGAATAAATATGGATCCATATAATGAAAAAAAAGAAGACATGATTAGAGATATGATTATTGAACAAGAATTACGAAAAGATTTAGATTATGCAATTGAATATTTAGATCAAAAAGAAAATCTTGGAGAATGCATAGAGTATTTAGAGAAACTCAGTAATAAATTATCTTTATATGGTTGGGAAGTAACACCTAAAAAAATCATAGAGAGGATTATGTAATGAAAGATTGTGATAATTTAATAGTTACTGGATTAATTGTTGGAATACTTGTTGGCAGTGTTATCGGTGTATATTCAGTTATAGCAATGACATATGATAAAAAGAATATGAATAC